CCCCGATTCAATCATCGGAAGGATCCCATCAAAACGAAACTCCTTGTCAGCCGCACCCGGCGCGATAGCAATGATAGGGGCCGGTGCCTGTCCCTGGCGGGCCTGGATGTACTGCGTACCTGATCCTTTATCTTCAACCAGGATGGCCGAAGCGCTCCACCGCGTAGCTGCTCCCTCAATTTCAGTGATCAGCTGATTAAACTCAACCTTCTTACGCACAACTTCGGCGAGGTAATGGCGGTGGTTCATGTCCTCAATCCAGACGCCGATGGCAGTGTACTTCGATCGTGCCGTAGTTTTATTTGCCGTGTCCACACTGACGACAACCCGCCGCCTATTCTTTTTGAGCAGGTTCCCTCCGTCAGTGAATTCATCTCTCGGCAGCGTCTCATACCGCTGGAACCAGCCACCCTTACACGCACCACCAGCGTCGTCGGTCGGTTTTCCCTTGTACAGGGCGTTCCAGTCGCGGGCATCGAGAGTATCTTTCAACTCCATCAACATGTCATACGTGTAGAACGACGGCCACAACGGCTCGCCGATATCCCTACCAAGAGGATCGATCGCCGCTTCCGCCTCATTCTCGATCACGCCGTTGAAGTTGATGATCTCCCACGGAATACCTTTCCCCTCCTTGTTGTATCTTTCGATACGACCAATGGGATCATCCTCGTGCCAGCGAGTGGCAATCAAAAAGATAGGGGAGTGCGGCAGAAAGCGCGTACGGAAGTCGGCCCAAAGCCACTTCCACACCTTCTCGCGTACAATTGCGCTATCAGCCTGCTCCTTAGATCCGATGAGATCGTCACCGCCACCGCAGTGCCCACGATAGCCAGCGAGGGCCTGTCCAACACCCTTGGTGACATAGCCCCCTTTTTTATTATCGAGTCTCCAGTTGCTGGACGCCGTTGAACGTGAATTCAGCGTCGTGCCACTAAAAACCTCCGTATACCTGGGGTCTTGAATAATCGACCGAACAGGCGCGCCGAACTCTTTCTCACAAAAATCCTGAGAATGTCCCCCCTGCAAATAACGATGCTTGGGGTTCTTGCCGAGGTACCACGCAACGAAATAGCGCGAACAGAACTTGGTGTTGTGCGTCACGATGTGACCGCGTCCCGCCAGATACAGCTCGTCTGGCGCATCCACAGCGATGCACTGCGTCGGTACCATCTCCGTGGGCTCAAAACGGATATAGCGCCCGTACCATCCTTTGAGGTTTTTGAGGCGAGCGGCTTTGCGTGGGAGTCTGAAACACTCAACGCCAGAAAAGTTCACACACCAACACGGACTGCGGACGTAGCCACCCGTGCGGTGGTGGGGTTTTGAATTCTGCTCGATCAGCGAGTTCGGAACGCCCAACGACCAAAGCAGTTCGCGGAACTGATCAATAAGCTGCTTATTCGTGTTGACGAACTGACAACCACCGTTCTTCCGCGCATGTCCGTCAGTATCCATCAAACCCTGGACAAGCGCCAACCGCTGGGCAGCGGACGCGTATAGATAGGCGGCAGGGATGTGCTTATTATTCAGTACACCGGCAGCGCGGAGTTGTGTTGACAGCCCGTACGCCGTGAATGTGATCCTCTCCCCGTCATTTGAAATGCCGTATCCGGCCGCACGAAATTGGTCCTCGGCGTGCGCACGATCTTTATCGCCCACAGTAATGCGGCTAGACTTGGAAGTGCCGTCACCGAGCCAATACCCTAAGATATACGGGTCTAGCGGAAGCTTCGCTTCTGGATACTCAACTGGCGCGTAGTCCGGCAGACGGAAGGCGCGGGGATCTTTCGAGGATGTGTATCGCTCGTACAACTCCTGTGTTGAAAAGACGGCCGGCGTTCTGGCGTTACGATCCTTGTAGACGCTCCAAAGATGATCGTCTGACACGACGATTTCTTCGCCATCAGATGTAATGGCGCGGTAACATGGCTTATAGAATATCTCGGACTTCGAAATGACGCGCGTTGGCTTACCATCAGTCCCAAAAAGCGTGTCGCCGACAACAACATCCCCCATCTGGATATAGCCAGACGGCGAAGGAAGTAAAGTCGTCAGCGCACATCCTTTGGCCGAACCAGGGGGCATACTGAAAGTAGCGCGCATGAGGTCACGGCGCTCAATCTGCTCCAGGTAGTCACACATGACATCATGGTGCTCGGCGGGTGGTTCCTCCGGCGTCATGTACTCAGTGAAGCACGACAAGCTATTTGGCGCAGCCTCTTTTAGCCGCGCAAGATACTCCCGCTCCTTCTGTTCGTGCATTTCGGCCAGCGCAGCGTACTGACGCTCGGGATCAGTCGTCTGTGTTAGCTCAGTGAATATCCGCGCCTGCTGATCAGACAACGCTACTCCACGTCGAAGTGACGTGTCAAGCGTCGTGATCGATTTGTTCAAGGAGTCCAACAGTCTCCTGTATGTCTTTCGTTTCGCGTCGGATATGGGATAGTTGCTGAACTGGGTCACGCGGCGGTCTTCCTGTTCGTGGGCGCTCAATTAGGCCGGCGAGTTTTCCGATTGTCTCCAGCGCCTTATTGGACGACTGCATGTCACCAACATCGCGCCCGATGACGACCTGTTTATAGAACTCAGTGATGAGCCATTCGGCCGTGACATCATCGGGGTGAAACGTGTCAGCCACACGCACAATAGAGCCAGAAGTCAACTCTTTGTGAATTTCTTCAACGCGCTTCACAACGCTCGCCCGCTTTGAAAGCGCAGACGCTGCTGAGGCATCCGATTTATAGCCGGCGGCGACGTATGCTTCGAAGTTACTGGCACCACGAGCAACCGCCTGCGCAAAGGCTTCGTGCTTAGAGTTCTTCAACGTTGGCATGGGGCGATCCTTTTAACCATTTGTGTTACTAACCTAATTTTTGTACTGTGTCAACACAGCGCACTGAAAAGCGCACTGAAAACTGAAAAACAAGCTTAATCCCGACAGCGCACTGAAAAGATGAGCAAAAGCCAACAACGCACTGAACGCGTCCCGACAGCGCACTGAAAAGCCAACACAGCGCACTGAACCCTGAAAAGCAACCGCACCCCATGAAAACCTCAAACAGCGGCGCCCCCACCATGAAAAATACAACCAACCCAAAAATGGCAGTGGGCATCGACCCTGGCATCAACGGTTCAATGGCCTTCCTCACACCAGCGGACATAGAGGTCGTCAGGCTGCCTGTCCGTAGCGAGAAGCGATCCACCCGGACTATGCGCTTCATCGACGCTGCGAAGCTGCATGAGATCCTATCAGTGCGCTGTGCCGGGTACGATGTCACCGTGTTCCACGAGAACGTGTTCTCGATGCCAGACGACACACCGATGACCGCCTTCTCTTTCGGTAACTCCAAGGGACGCATAGATGCCGTCCTGGAGGTCTTGGGGCTCAAGGTGATACCTATCCCCCCGACAACATGGAAAAGCCGCCTGGGCGTCACTTCTGACAAGAAGACGAGCCGTCGGAAGTGCGAGGCCCTGTATCCATCGACGAGATTTGCTTCCGTGGATGACTGCGAGGCCGCATTGATCGCGACTTACGGCGTCCTGTTCCATGTGACATGAAAATCACCCAAATCTGGCGTCCCCCTGTAGTAGAGGAATATATTTCTAAGAATAAGTAGTATCTTACTATATTTTTCTTCTTTCTCTCTTCCCCTGCGTATACTACTTCTCCTTCCTCGTCAGTGACGATGTTGTGCTATTCTTGTGCTATTCTTTATACTAAGAATGACACTGTATTTATCAATGAAAACAAGGGGTTAGAGTAAAAAGTGACAATGGTGCTATTCTTTGACCCAACCACTACGCACGCCCGCAACCCAAATTTTTTTGACCTGATCTACGTCAGACTGACCTAAATCAGCTCAAAAAAATCGTCACCTACTTTTCCTCCGACGAGGGGGGCAAAAGAATGTCACCATTGTCACTTTCGCTCTAACACCTTGTTTTCGCTGGTAAATACGGTGTCATTCTTTGTAAAAGAATAGCACAACATCGTCACAACATCGTCACTCCCCTTCGTCGGAGTGACGTACTGCACACATGTTTATAGGCCGCCACCTTGAATTGTAGGTGCGACCTTGGGTATTTTATTCTGACGGGAGCCCTCGGGCTTCTTCGTCTCTCTCAGTCGGCGCTTGCCGCACATCCAGATGCGAGCCGCTCCGCTGATTTTTCCACTCACGTTCATGTTGGTGGTGCGGACATTTGGATCCGCGACGCACTCCGCCTAGTCGCCTACATCAATATGACGGCATCAGCCATCTTCATCGTACGGGTTATTTGGTACCGTCTTCCCTGCGGGGCGCGCTTAGCTCGCATTTCCGCAGAGGATTACCATTCGGTGGTGCCGACAGTGATCCGCGACACACTCACCTAAATCGCCTTTAGCCCCACTTACTGTATAAGGTTATCCGACCTCACCCTCTTACGCTCGGGCATCAGCCCAAACACGCAAGACCTAATCTATGACACAGCGCACTGTCAAAGTCAACGAAAAATTAGAGCCCGTATCCCTCAGAACCGTCCCTGTCAGGGAAAAATTGATCGGGGAGAGCTTGGTCTGAGCTTCTCTGGTGATTCTCATCTGTGCTTCTCCAAATATTTGACGAGGATCGGTTGGCGTGCCGTCCTTACGTTTGGTTGTCGATGATGGTTTGTAGCGCGTTGACGAGAATGCGAGCGTCTCGTTGCGAGACCACACACGACATTTGTGCCGTGCTTTTAGTTGATCCGATGATCACTGAGAATGCGACGCCACCGTCGTCGATGTTCTCGATCCTCAACCAATCGTTGAAGTTCTCGTGACACGTGACGACGATTTCTTCGATTGTGGCGTTCTTGATTGTGACTGGCATAGCGCGGCTCCTGCTCTTAATAAATATCAACGTGCCGGTTAGTCCGGACACACGCTGGCGCGGATTGTCCGAAGGTGGTCAGTCATCTTCTCCATGTCATCCCACGCCATCACCATGATAGCCTCGACAGATCGCCCGTTGGGCAGCGTGTTTTTGACGACTACGCGGAAGCCGGTTTTGGTGAAGGTGTCGAGAAGCATGTCGTCAGCGCGGTTTACGTCGCAGGTGACGCGGATTTTTTTGATCGGGGCTGTTGCGCGTACCGCCGAGAGTGTCATTTCTACCTCCTCAATTGTGTTGTCCAAATCTCATGCATCAATGAATAGCAACAGCGCACTGCTCACGCAATTGAATCCCAATTACTTGGTAAATTTCTCGTATAGGCTCTTCACTTTGTCCAATTCAGGATGCTTTCGCTTTTTCAACGATCTTATAGAATGCTCCCCTGTTATCACGTCCGCGCTCCCACGAACATTCTAGCGGTATGTCTAGTATCTTCACGGTCTTGGCTGTGTACTCGCGGCTCAGCAGGTGTCCGAGCGATTTTATCACTCCTGCCTTGTCTCTTCCTCCAAGCGTCAGGCCCAAGGCCGGGTCCAGCGTTTCGTCACTCTTTCCGAACGCACTCATGCCAGCAACCGTCAGCGCGTCAAAAATCTCGGTGATGCGGACGGGTTTGTCCCGGTATTTCAGCCACACTCGTCTGGTTACTTCTACGATCGCGTCCTGGTCCTCATTCCGCACGGCCAGGTATTCGGCGCGGTTGGATAGAAATCCTTTGATGTCAGCGCATTCAAGGACGCCTCCGATCGCGTTTGCCCATTCCGTGAAGCTCTGCATCACTACGTTCCCGGGCGGGCATCCCTTGGCGATCCAGTTTTGAATGAGCGTGTGGCACGCCCACACGTGCGCCAGCCGGCGATCCATCAGGACGGCGTGCAGCGGGTCGTGCTTGTAGTATCCCTTGCCGCGATCCATCGCCGGGTTTGCCGTAGCGGCGTCCATGAAGATCGGAACGTTGCGGCGCATCATATCTTCGGAGAAAGGAATACGATTTCCGGCCATAATCCAGGTACAGCGGATCGGGATGGTTACGTTCTCAGACTGGCCGAGGATGCGATCCGTCCACATTCCTGCCGTCAATGCGGCAGCAATGTCCGCATTTTCAACCTTATGTTGTATGTTGTCTAAAAACAACATAGAGGCACCAGCGCGCAACGAAGATGTCACGGACTTCTTGATTTCCTCGTTCGTGTGTGACAACGTCTGTACACGTGCACGGGGTTCGCCCTCGAAGATGCTCCACGCCGTGTCAACGAGATACCCGGCGCCAGTGCCACGTTCCGGCTTATCGATGTGGTAGTTGGGACACGGCCCCTCGATCATCTCCCGCATGAACGGCTGGAGGATCATTGCGATCGTGTTTGCCCGCGATCCCGTACCGCGTTCCAGGTTTGGCAGCGGGAAGTTGTCTTCATCGAGTTCGTCACTACGGATAGGCAGCGGATCACTGCCACTAAAGTGGTCAGAGAACGGGAAGTCGCGCAGAATGTCGTAGATGCAATTCCTTGCATCAGCTACTTCATCTTTGTCCGGTACTTCGGATACGCCGAAGAACGTCACATCGTTCGGCGGGTCGAAGAAGATGCCCGCTTCGCGAGAATACCCCGGCGTGATGACCAGTGATCCGTCTGCGGCGAAGATCGGAACACGCACGACGCGATCAAGCGGTGGCATACTCCACTCGCGCGAGCCAGCTAAATAGTTGAGGATTGCCCCCGGCGTATTTTCTTCCTCGACCTCGGCTCCGGTGTCTTCGTCCACTATGACGAACTTGATGCCAAGATCTGTCATCAGCGCGTCCCAGCGTCTGCTATCCTCAACATTGAATTCGCAGGCACGGATGCCATCTTGAATGCGCTGAACGTACACGAACGTCCCCTCAGGCCGCTTGTAGACAACCGGGTCTTTCGTGTTACGGTGCTCGATCAGGCGCTTCACAACCTTGCGCTTGTCGTTCTTTGTCCAGCTTGCCCACACGACGCTTACATCGTCGATGTTGTCCGGGATTGGAGGTCCGGCGAACGGCGTTGCGTCTTCATCCGCCTGATCACTGCGCTCATACTGGCGCAACAGCGGACGTAGCTCCGTCATTGTCCATGCGCTGGTTTCTGAGAGTTGCCTGAGCCTGTCGGCCTTCTCAACCGGATCATCGACGCGCGCAATCCGCTGCAGCGCTTCTCGGATTTGGTCTGCTGATGCGCGGGCCGATCCTTCATTAGGCGCTGCGGCGGCCACAGCATCTATTACAGCGGCAGCTTCATCCTCAGCGTTCGGACACCAATCCACCAACTCCATCGCGTCAGCGACGCCATAAGCGGCGCACAGCTTATCCAGGTACCACGCTCGGTCTCCGCCACTCTCTGTCTTGCAGGAGTTGTGCGAACACTGCGCGGCAAAACCGTTCATGCGCGCTGACGCGTTCTCCACATAGAAGCCCGCGTCATTCGCTGCTTGCGTCGAGTGCGCTTCTGCGTTCGGGCACGCCACCGTGGCCTTGTCCATGCCAGGGCTGCCGACGAACTCCGCGTTGACCGCTTCAAGCCACTGAACAATCTCGAAATCGTTGGCGTGCTTTGCGATGAATCGTATGAGATTTTTTGTCGCAAAATCTTGGCGCGGCTCTCCGCTGCCGTGTCCGGCTGCAATGAACGGATTGACAGACGTGGCCGCTTTGGTAGCCGGTTTAATTCCTTCCAGATCAAGGGCGTCGCCCACAATGATGCGCAACTCTTGGCCGGTTGCGCCAGGAGCGACGCGAGGCGTGTACATGAGCCGCGACGGGTCCGTGCACGATTGGTCCCACGCCACTCCGAGCATGGCTGCGACGGCCTCGTACTTGTCCTTCCAGGCGGTGATAGCTTCTTTCTGCGTCGGTCGGACCGTCGCAAAGACGAACGGCTGCTCCAATACGAATAGGACGCGCAGGCGGTGCATCGGCGCGTGGTGCACGACGTACCTGACGCCGCCATCGCCGTGAGCGCGCGTGACGCTGGTGATCGTGTCGGCCAGCGCGTCCGTGATCTTGGATTCGCTCTTGAGGTAGCGCTTCACAATATCCTGGACGTTATCGGCGGTCAGCGTCGTTTTGTTGGTCTTACACCACCGTATGAGGCGCTGCTCGTTGATGTCCGTCGCGCTTTTCAAGTGTGAATGCGTCGTCCAGATGATCGCGAACAGACCAAGCTGCTTAATGCGCTCGTGCACAGCATCGACGGTTTCGCCCGTGTCGCAGTCGATCATCAGGACATAGTTCGCGACGGCGTTGTTCGCAGTCCGCTGGCCGCCGGCCAGGGAGCCCTGCGTCATTGCCCAGCCGTCCTTGGCACCGAACTTGAACTCAGACAGCTTGTTGACCACCAGATCATAGAGCGTTCCGCTCCACTGGTCCCAATCCATGTCGCGGCGCCCGCTGCCGAATGATACGGCAATCGGCTTCTCGAACAGGGCGGCGGCCTGATCTGTCTCCAGATCCCCGTAAATCGTGGCGTCGTTGAAAAAGCTGACGGGGTCAGTGTGAAACATTTGAGGCTCCGTCATCGTCAAAATGGGTACCGTCGTCTTCCATGCTGGTGTCAACGTCGGTGGCAAGAAGCTCCCCAATGTGTGCGACCAGATCTGGAGGAATGGGCGCCCCGCTGAACCCAGGGAATGTTTCAGCTGTCCTTGACATTAACAGCGCATCACGAATTTCGAGATACGGATGCGTCGCATGTTCTGTTTCGATGATGTAATATCGTGTCGGGTGATTTGGAATTGCCAGTTCAGCCACGACCCTACCAGGAACGAGCGAACCGAGCGACATTTCGTCACTTCCGAGCGCAATCCAGCACTGGTCGCCGAGCTTGTATACGTCCAGCATTGTTACTCCGAGGTCTTTTGAAATAGAAGCTCATTTGCTGGCCTGATTGCGCGAATACGGGATTCTGGCGCTCCTAATACGTCGGCGAACTGTAGTGAATTGATGGGGCCACCTGTATAGATGTCCATATCTTCGACAAGCGTGACAGCGGCGGCCGGAGTGAGCCCAGCGCGCATGGCGGCTATTGCAAGATCTCCGCCAGTCCCGATGGCGTACACGTCCCGCATTCGCGTTAATGCATATCCGAGCACATATATGTGCACGTCTTCTTTGAAGAAAACGACAAACACATCTGTATCATTCCCGGGGTACACTTCGGGATCAGCCCCGTTTTTTTCCCACGCAATCAGTGCGTTGAACATGCGGGGATCTCCCGCAAGTGCGTAGACTTTTCCGTCCTTGGCGCGCACTTTTTCACGGTCAATCCACTTGATGTCCGTGCCACTGGTTTGTTGAGAGTCCCAGGCGATCTCAGTATTGTTCCACGCGATTGTTGTCATCGGGCCTCCTCGTTGATTACGATCCATCTGTCTTCAGCGGGAACAGCTCTGGAGCTATTTCGTTGATCGTGGTGTCGTCAGCATCGAGAGCGCCATTTTCTCGATGCTGGTACATCCGATTGCGTGGTTTTCGGTAAGCGTGTACCGGCCACTCACGTGACATAGTGGCGCTCCCTTCGTAAAAGAGCTTCTTCACGGCTGCGAGCGCTTTTTCTTTGGTTGGTGTGCTCATAGCCGGTCTCCGATCTTATCCTGTTCTCAATAGCATGGCACGCCGTGGCGTGTCACGTCAAATCACGCTAGATCGCGTTAACGAGGTCGCTAACGCGGTCAGACGCATCGACGTAGTGTTCGGTAGTATCGATGTATTTGTGCCCGGCGATCAGCTGAACATCTTTCAGTGAGCATCCGTGCGTGTTCGCGATACGCGCAGCCCGCGTGATGAAGGTGCGTCGGCCGCTGTGTGATGTGACGCCATACAACCCAGCAGCCGTGTACAGACGCGAGATGTAGCGCTGCAGTGTGTTTGGGCTGACTTCGCTAGTGCCATCACAGGAAGTTATGACCGTGCTTTTCTGTTTTTTTGATTGTGTCGTCGCGTACAGCGCTTGAAGCGCTGCGTGTACGGCCGGATGCATCGGGATCGCTCGCTTGTGGCCTTTCTTGGCGATGCTTGCCGGGATTTCAATGAATGTCTCAGCGATTTCTCCACTGGCGGTTGTGACGTTTCGCCACTGTAGTCCAGCGATTTCTTGCGCTCGGAGACCGGCCTTGAACGACAGAAGTACTATGGCGTAATCCCTGACAGGTACGCTGCTGTTTTTCGCCACATAATCAAGGACTTGCAGCAGCTGATCATTCGTCAACGTCTTCGCTTGAGCCATTTCAATTTCTCCAACCACTAATCTCACATAAACACCCTACCACGCACACGTGAGATATCCTAAACCTATAGTGCTGCGTGGTTAATTCGAGGTTGACATTGTACTTTATTCCCCGCTATTGTGCCTACTACAATCTTCGGAGCCCGCGATGAACTCATTCTTTCAGAACACCGCCGAGATTATGTGGGTGTTTCTCGCCATGTGCGGCGGAGTTGCGCGTTACCTCGATCGGTACATTCGTACTGGAAAAGCCCCGCAACTCAGCATGTTGGCGGCGCACACCGTTGTGTCCGGGTTTTCTGGATTCATGGTTGCGCAGGCGGTCATCAAGTTTCAGCCCGACTGGGCTCTTGTAGCCGCCGGTGTCGGCGGTTATTTGGGCACGCAGGGGCTTGACTGGATCGCATCTATCTTCCAAGATAAATTTGGTGGGAAAATGCGGACCCCCAACGATGCGACTAACAAATCCGACACGGGTGCAGAATGAATAAGTTGCCGAAATACCTGTGGGCCGTGAACGTTGTTGTGGCCGGATTGATCGGACAATTTACTGCGCCGATCGTGATGCGCTACGGCGGATCACATGATGTTGCTATGTTCGCTACGGGCGTTCTCGGATACATGTCCGCGCTTATGGGTGAACACGCGTACATCCTGCTGAGTGAGCATTATTCGCGCTGCCGTCGTTCGCGGCGCGCTGCTCGGTTTATTGTTTCTCGGCAGCAGCTGCGCGCATCTTTAGTTGATTCGCAGTTGAAGCTTCTTTGAGCTTCTTCAAAAAGTCAGCATCACCCATCTGCTTAGCCATCCAGACGAATTCAGTGTGAGCCTCAGTAATTGACGGCGTACTGATGTACGTTATTGGCACGCCTTCGTGGGAAAACTGCCACGTCCCGACGCACAGCCGTCCGCGCACATCAACCAAGTTGTGCGCGTAAAAAACCTTGCCCAAATAGGTGAATTTGTACAGCGCAGAAAGCTTTGTCGCGCCTATCGTGTACGATTCACCCCTGGCGTCACTAATACGTGAACTTGTAATGCGTGGTCTCCCATTCCTCGGCACGCCTGACGGCGTCGTTCAGCTCTCGGTATTCCGGGGTGTTCGGCATGGAGCCCCACAGACTGTTGATGCGCTCCAACACGGCCTCATACTCGTCCTCGGTTACGATAGCGTTGGTATTCAGTTTAGCCATGTGTGAATCACCTTCTCTGGAAGTTTGGCCGGCGTATATACACCGGTCGCGTCATTGATGGTGCAGTGCTCAGTTTGCTGGAACCTAGCGACCAGCTTCGCTACCCACTTCTCTGCGTTCGCTGCTCTCCAGATGTTTGCGTGTGCCCGCCCGATGTTGTTGTTGTGGAGCATCATGTAGAAGAAACACAACAGCCGATTCAAATCGATTGCCGCAGCAACTTCATTCATTGTTCCAGACGCGTATACACGGTTGAATGCGTCTTCGAAGTCAGCGTGGACTGGGCGCCGTCGTGCCTCTGGCAGGTTCTCCATGATGAGGCAGTAGCGTTGCGCGATCGACGCATACGGGTTGTCAATCAGCGCGACTGGGCTGTGGATGAACCCTCGCGAAATATCGCTGATGGGTGACATCCTCATGTCTTTAACAGCGGTTCCAGCCTGTTCCTGCATAGACGTTTGATGTCCTTCACATATTTCTCGTTGTGCGTGGGTGACATGCCAACCCAAATCGGGCCGATATAGTCGATGAATGCGTCTCCCGAATGTACGTGTCTGCGCCAATTCGGATAGGCGCTAACGATGTCGAATCTGGCCCAGTATCCAGAAATGAACGCCGCCTTATCATGGAAGTGAACATACGGGTCTATTTTCCCTTGCCAGTCTTTATAAGTGACGGCCCAACCGAACGGCTTCATGCCTTTACGCCACTTCATCCCGGCGAAGTTGTTGTTCTTCATGGCCAAGTCTGACAGGCCCCAACCGCTTTCCAATGCCCATTGCGCCAGGGTCATCGCTTTCAGCTGCGGAAATTCGATATCCGCGCCCCTGTACACTTCGATCAGGTCGAGGAATCCGGGATCTGTGTTCCCTGGCAGGTAGGGACTCATCTTTGAGGTCTGTGTCATGGGCGCAGTTTAGTACATGTTGAACAACGGCGTCAACACGAATGATGCGCGTAGTCAATTAACTATGCTGTATGGTGGTGCTTGCTTCGTTGTGTGGTGATGTCCTATTCTTCGTTCATGGATTTTGGGACATGGGCTGTGAAGGAGATTGTTAGATGTTGACCGTAATGGCGCCGCGAGAAGTCAGTTCTTATGGCGTACAAATCACGAACACCTTTTCGATCAAGGCGAACGGCAAGGCGTTCAAGGTTCTGATTGACGGGCTGTATTCTGACAAGATCCGCGCCGTCGTTCGCGAGCTTTGGACGAACGCGTACGATAGCCACGTCATGGCGAACAAGGCCGACGTTCCGTTCGACTGCCATCTTCCGACATTCTCCGATCCGACGTTCACAGTCCGCGATTATGGTGTGAGTCTGTCGGATGACGGCGTCATGCATCTATATACGACCGTGTTCGAGTCTTCAAAGGAAGACACGAATACGCAGGTCGGAAAGTTGGGCCTCGGCTCCAAGAGCCCGTTTGCCTACACGGACACGTTCACTATCACCGCGTGGCTTGACGGTCGGAAGCGCACGTATTCTGCCTACATCGGTGCCGATTACGTGCCGCAGATTTCCCGCATGTCTGATGAGGCGTCCGATGAGCCGCAGGGCTTCGCCGTGTCGTTTCCTGTGAAGACGTACGATTACGGCGCATTCGCTTCGGCGGCGCGCGGTGTTGTTCACGGGTTCGACGTGATCCCAGTGTTTACTGGCTCAACTAGCGTTAAGCCTGACGCTGATCCTGTTCTTTTTTCTGGTAATGGATGGAAGCTGTTCGCGGCTGGTGGCCGATATTCTTCGGCGCAAGCGCGTCAAGGTTGCGTCATTTATCCGCTGTCCAGCTACTCTATTCCGAATTTGTCAGACGAGCACGCCGCGCTGCTGCAGAGCCGCCTTCTGATCGATTTCGACATCGGTTTGCTGGAAATCAGCGCAAACCGCGAAGCGCTCGGCTACGATGCGCAAACCTGCACCAACATTCGCACCCGCCTTGATCAGATCTCAGCCGAAATGCACGACCATTATGTCGCAGCACTTTCTGGCGTCAAGACTTACTGGGAATTCATGATACTCCGCAAAGAGTTGGCGAACAGCGGTATTCCTGACGCCGTCGTTGAGAAGGCTGTTTTCAATGGCTTCTCTTTGAAAAGTGTGTGTCGTCGTTTCGGCACCACCTTGGAAATCGGGCGGAAACATATCCGTAACGCCCCTCTTGTCCTCGATCACATCAAGCTCAAGCGTGGGATTATCCCGCGCCTCAACACGCCGCGTGACAGGAGCATTTATTTCATTCCTGGTAAAATAGTCGTGTACGTTCAAGATCCTATGGTTCCTACACCGTACACAGCAGCGCGGATTGCTGCGCACTACTCGCGCACGTATTCAGACGTGCGCCAAGCGCTTTTTATCAAGTGCTCTCGCAACAGCGTCCTGTTCAAGCGCTTGAACGTGATTATGGGGCGTCCGCCGGAAGACGTGTTTGTGTTTGTTCACGACATTCCCAAGCCTGAAAGTGCTGTCAAGTCTGGCAGCAAGCCGCGTGCAGCTGTGAAGGAACTTGCGTCGGCATACTCGCTGTACGATAGGGAAGTCAGCGCCGATGATGGGGGCTATTACATGCCGCTCGCACACGGACGCTTCTTGAACATGATCAACGTTTCTGTTGCGCCGAAGTCTTCTGAGGCGCTTAATGCGATCACGCAGGCAGATGCGTGGAGCCTTGTTCGCGCCCTCAAGGGATTGAACATGATCCCAAACGATGCGCAAGTCTATGGCATTCCTGCGACGCGCCGCGACATCACGAACAACTCCGGCTGGGTTTCTGTTTGGGACATAGCTCGCGAAGCTATGACGCATTTTGACGCCACCAAGGCCGCCGAATGGACCGCCGTTCGTGATCTACGCAGCTACACTGGTGACGCGTCTGTTCGTCTTGTTGCTTCATTTGTTGCCGATAAGGTAATGTTTCCTTCTGCCAACAGTGTCGCAGCTAAGACGATGCGCGAATATGTGCGCCGTATTTCCGCACTTCCGCCGGCTGAATACGACGCATATAAACACTATGATCGGATCATTGCGGCGTGTTACTCCCCGGCTGCGCCCGAGTTTGTAACTACGTGCGCTGCGGATCCTGACATTTCATTTGTCACTGATTTCAATACCACGTATTCGCGTGTTTCGGATTTCATTAGTGGTTCATCTAGGTACTCCGCCTTCGTTGAGCCATTAACTGCGTTGGTGATTGATTACATCAGGCTTGTTGACGCAGCGGCTGAGCGTGATACTGTCGATGCAGTCGCGTGAGTGTTGAACAGATAGGAGGTACCCGTGAAACATGCTGAGTGCTGCGCGTCCGTGGCCCGAAAAGACATCGTCAATGAGACCAAGGATCGGATGATCGCGGTTATCGATCAGCAGCTCGCCGACCTCACAAAGAGCAAGGCGTTGCCCGAGAAGCACCAGGAGCGGCTTCTGTTCCGCTCAACGTACATTCTATCCGACTTCTCGTCGGCACAGCTTCACACTGTTCGCGAGTTCATCGCTTCCTTCACCGCGTTCGCCGAGTGAGGTACAGCATGTGGTTCAGGTCTTTTTTCCGATCGTGGGCTGATCAGGCGTGGGCGGATCAGGCCGACCGCGATTACAGACGCGGCTATGTCGCTGGGCGAAACTTCGTTAAGTCGCGGCCCGACAAGATCGTCTGGTCACGTCATGAGACGTTCGTCGGCCGGGACGCGTTCGACTTTGGTTGGGATGCCGGTGTGGACGCGGGTATCGCGGCATACTATGTCAAGATGTGGGAGTTCTGACCATGCACACGTTCCTGATCATATTCATCGCGTTCAATTTCATCTTGGCCGGTGTTGGGCTCTACAACATCGAGAAGCCGCTGACGACCACGCAGCTGTTGAGCAACATCTTCAACATGCTGACGAGCATCTTCCATCTCATTGTTTGCGGGCTGCTGCTTTTCATCCTCTCACATCTTCCGGCCTGATTTACCATGCGCCCATCTCCTGCTTGATTGTTTGCGGTGGGGTGTGGTAGATACTGAGCAGGATATGTGGGGATGAGCGATTAGTTCGACATTCTTGAGCACACCAACTATAAGGAGACCAGCATGTTCGGGTATACGATGACCCCCAATTCTGTCAACATTCTGATCGATGGTCAGATGCGTACCGTTGATAAGTCACACGCCAATCACGCCGCCGTGCTTTCCGTCCTGCGGGACATCCCCTCGATCGGCGAGGCCGTGGCGGTCTCTCGACTTCGGAAGCTCATCGATATTCCGGCCTATGTCGCGCTGGCGACGCTCGGCCGCGTCACTATCTGCAAGGACGCCGTACTGTACGACGGCGCCGAGGTTCATGGCGTCATCTCCGATCGACTGTTGGAGCTGCTGGGCGGAGGCTTCGATGTGGGTCCGCTCGGCCTTCTGCTCAACCGCGTCATGCTCAATCCTGTCCAGAGCGCGCGTGATGAGCTGTACCTCTGGCTCGAACGCTCCAAGATGCCGCTCACGGCTGACGGCTGCTTCTTGGCCTACAAAAAGGTCATGAGCGACTATAAGTCGTATCACGACGGAGTGACGGACAATTCTATCGGCACAAAGCTTCCGCCGATGGATGATGTCGATACGGACAGGACGAATACGTGCTCGCGCGGCTATCACTTCTGTTCGCATGATTACCTTCCGAGCTATTACGGCAGCGAGGGCCGAGTCGTCGTCGTGAAGGTTGCGCCAGAAGATGTTCGGGCTATCCCCGATGACTACGACAACGCCAAGGGGCGTGCAGCTACCTACGAAGTCGTCGGTGAAGTTCCTGAGAAGGAAGCGGAGTTTGCGTTCGTCGGGCGTCCGGTCGTCACACACTACGGAACGTACGGTGACAGCTCGGCGGGCGATGGCAGCGTGTCTCTCGATGACCGGTGGGCGGACATGGAGGAAGAAGAAGAAGATGATCCGTTCCTGCGGGATGATGACGACGATGATGCCGGCGATGATGTCAACTACGTCGTGACCGACGACGACAAGATGGCCGAGGCAATCAGGGCGGAGCACTCCGCTGAACAGAACGCGCCTTTGCCTCCGATTGCCGACGATACGTTGCCGGCAATGGAGCATCCGGCTCCAACTCCGTGGTGGCACGTCCTGCTCCGCCGCTGACCAATTAGTGCGAGGCGGGCGCTCTTAAACGGAAGGGTTTTCTGGTGGCTTACCCTTCAGCGTTTGAGCCCCGTCATTGGACCCGCCTCGCACTATATAATTGATTGGAAAAAGAATGCTTATAACGTACTCTAAGGGCCTGTTTCGCGCTTATGAAGTCGTGGACGGTACTGAAATGGAAGCGCTTGGTTGGCGTTTCTTGCGCGGACAGAATGTGTACGTTACAGCGAACGCCCTCAACGCTTCACGTTTTCGTGAATATGCCGATGACGTAGCTAAACAAGCGCTGATCCAGTATGGAGATGCGTTTTACGCGGCTGTCACACGTAGCAATGCGCTTGATGCGAACATCGTTATTCCTGCGCCCACCGGTCTGGCTTACCGGCCGTATCAAAAGGCAGGTATAGCGTACGCGAAAGATCTTCCGCGCGTGTTGATTGGCGATTCCATGCGACTCGGCAAGGAACAGCCCCTCGACGCCCGACTCTTGACGCCGACTGGGTGGACAAGGATGGGGGACGCGTACGTTGGTATGCGGATTATCGGGCGGGACGGTAGGCCGTATGAGGTCACTGGGGTCTACCCGCAAGGTGTGCATGCAGCGTACCGCGTTACTCTGTTTGATGGCTCATCGACAACGTGTGGGCGCGAACATCTATTCACCTATAAGACGTGTCGCGGCGGTGAAACGACAAAAACTGTCGGCGAAATGATGGACAGCGGACTGACGTATCCGTCTAGCGCTGCCCACTACAAGTACGTTTTGCCCACTATGGCGTGTGCTGAATTTACGCCACGTACTATGCCAATTGATCCGTATTTGTTGGGAGTTCTAATTGGCGACGGTTATTTAGCTGGTGACGGTACTTGTTTCTCGGCCGGGGACAATAAGTGCGAAATAGTCGAACGTGTTGCGCAAATAATTCATCCGCACTCGAAGTTAACTAAGCAGAATACGAGCGGATGTCCTCAGTGGCGTATTGCTGGTACCACGTATAGATCGTCGCCGATAAAGGGCGCATTGAAGGCGCTTGACCTGTGTGTCGGATCAAAGAAGCGATTCATTCCGCCTGTGTATCTGTTCGCCTGCGCAGACGATCGGCTTGAGTTGCTTCGAGGGCTGATGGACACTGATGGCAGTTGTCGTGATAACAGAAGCACGTTCCATACGTGCTCTACTACCCTAGCTTATGATGTGGCTCATCTTGTCCGCAGTCTTGGTGGATTGGCAGCAGTACATGCATACGACCGCTCTGCTGAGAACAAGCCATTAGAATATCAGGTACGCGTTAATATTGACGTGTGCCCATTTCATATGACGTACAAACGCTTACAATGGCGTAAGCCGACGCAAAAGCGCGGCAAAGCGATCGTCTCGATAGAATATATCGGTGACGTAGAGCAGCAGTGTATATCGACCAGCGCGCCAGATCAGTTGTATGTGACTGACGACTTCATTGTCACCCATAACACGATCCAAGCAATCGGCGTGATGAATACTAAACCTGATCTCAAGGATGCGCTAATTGTTTGTCCAGCTACGGCGAAGTACAATTGGAAGCGGGAGCTTGAAAAGTGGCTAGTGCATGAGGGCACCAGTGTTGGCGTAGTCGAGGGCGCCAAATGGCCGGACACGTCCGTTGTGATCATCAACTATGACCTACTGTTGCGCCACAAAGACATGTTGACCGGTGCGCCGTGGGACGTTGCCGTTTTCGATGAGTGCCACGCGCTCAAGAACCCTACCGCAAAGCGGACGAAAATCGTCTACGGACACAGGCGCGAACCCCGCATTCAGGCACATCAAAAGCTGTTCTTGTCTGGAACGGCTTTGTTTAAGAGCCCCATCGACTTGTGGACGATCTGTAAGGAGTGTGATCCGAAAGGTCTCGGTGCTGACTGGTTGAAATTCGTGTACCGGTATTGCGCCGCTAAGAAGGACAGGTTTGGCCTGGATACGTCTGGTGCGTCGAACCTCGAAGAACTACAATTCAGGATGCGCTCGAAGTTCATGGTGCGTCGAGAGAAGTGGGACGTGGCCGCAGAAATTGAACCGAAGCGCGAGACAATCTTGCTACCCGAAGCTGGGCTTGAAGCAATTGTTCGGCGTGAAGCAAAAGTCGTTCGTAACGAACTCGGCGACTTCGCTGCGCTACTCAACGGTGTTCTCGATGAAGATGCTGTTGACAAGATCGTGAATCGTTATTCGCGGTTTGACGGCGTCCAACGTGACGATGATGAAGATGTGCCCGCTGAACATTTGGCGACCGTGCGGCGCGAGCTTGCGCTCGCTAAGTTGCCTATGTGCGTCGAGCATTTGAAGGGCCTGCTTGAGGATGAGCCGAAGATTGTCATCTTTGCTCATCACCGAGACGTGATCGACGCGCTGCGTGCAGAATTCCCGAATGCGGCTGTTGTGTACGGCGGCATGACCGCCAAAAGCAAAGACGAGCAGATCATTCGTTTCCAGACCGATCCTACGTGCTCGGTGTTCATTGGAAACATCGTCGCGGCCGGACAAGCCATTGATCTGTCTATGGCAAACGTCGTCGCGTTTATAGAACTCTCGTGGGTTCCATCTGAAATGGATCAGGCCGAAGAACGCGTTTGGGCTGTCGGTAAGACGGAAATGAACTGGATCTACCGATACGTTGTTGAGGACTCGCTGGACGAACGCATGGTTGCGATCCTTGACAGGCGGCAGCGGAACGTACATAAGGCTATGAACATCGCAGCATTATGTGGTGGTACCCGTTCGTAACCTTCTTCCTACCACTGCTTGGGAGTATTGATTTCTATGCGTTCACTAATATACGACGTGGAGACAAACGGCTTATTGCGAAAGCATCGCGATGCGACTCCTATGGATCGTATCCACTGTCTTGTCATGCGTGACGCTGTAACGCGCGAGACGTTCAGGTTCCGCCGCTGCGAGGCTGGCGAGTACGACTTTCCGATTGGCGTAGACGCTGACGGAAAGAAGCTGTATGAGCGTCGGTTTGTTGAGGCCCAAGATACTATCGCAGAAGGCGTCGAGATGCTGCGGGCGGCCGATAGGGTCATCGGCCATAACGTCATCCACTTCGATAACAAAGCCATTCAGATCGTTTTTCCTGACTGGGCGCCGACTGGTGAAGTTGTCGATACGCTCGTACTCGCACGCATGTTGGTGCCCGACATCAAGAACGGCGATTTCAACCTCCATAAGGCCGGGAAGCTTCCTGGCTGGTTGATTGGCTCGCACTCATTGGATGCTTGGGGATACCGCCTGGGCAAACACAAGGGTGAGTACGCCAACGACATGATCAAGCGCGGGCTCGATCCGTGGGCTTCGTGGAATCCTGAACAGGAAGAATATTGTGAGAACGATATTTCTGTTACGGAGATTTTGTGGAATACAATTTCCCAAGACCCGCCGCCTGAGAGCGCCGTCGCGCTTGAGCAGCAGATCCACGACATCGTCGGTCAGATGGAAGCAAACGGCTTTTTTTTCGATCTGGCGCAGGCCGAAAAACTGGCAGACGAACTCCGAGTTCAAATCGAGTTAAAATCCGCCGAGGTCGTTAAGTCGTTCGGTTCTTGGTACAAGCCCAAGAAGAAAAAGATCGTTAAGATCCAGTGGGAAGACCCCAACGGCATCAACGCGGCGAAAACATATGCTACTCCTAACACTGCGTGGGGGGAGGACTACTCACGCGCTGTTTGGGGAGACATGACGTTCCCCAAAAAGACGAGGCGCGGGTACGGCGTAAATACGAAGAAGAAAAAACCCGGCGTAAAGACGCTCCCGGATGTTACCGAAGGTTGCCCGTTCGTGGCGATCGAGCGCGTTCAGTTCAATCCGCGTTCGCGCCACCACATTATCGACAGGTTCACCAACGTCTATGGGTGGACGCCTGAGACGTTCACGGATGCGGGGTCTCCGTCAGTCGATGACCCGGTACTGACGAAGCTGATCGAGACGATCCCCGAAGCTGGGCCGTTGGCCGACATCTTGTACATGGAGAAGCGGTACGGCCAGATCTATAAGGGTAAGGCGTCGTGGATAAACGCCTATAACCCTGACACTGAACGAATTCACCCATACACGAATACTGGCGGGACTGTGTCCGGCCGGTGCGCGCACGTTGCACCGAACATCGCCCAAGTTCCGGCAGTTCAAGTCGCTAAGATCAAGGACGGTAAGGTAATTGACGGCGACAAAATCCTCGACTTGCTTCCGTACGAGTACATCGCACATGATGGCAAGGCCATTCTGTTGGGCTCGGCGGGCGGTTGGGGATACGAATGCCGCAGCCTGTTTTACGTTCCGAGCTTCATCAACGATGAAGAATGGGTTGAGGTAGGCGTCGATCTGTCCGGTATCGAATTTCGTTGCCTTGCCGAACGCTGCGCAAAGTATGACGGCGGTGAGTTGATTCAGGTTGTGTTATCCGGCGATATCCATGCCATCAACATGGCGTCAACTGGCATCACTGATCGCTCTGTCGTCAAGCGCGTTCTGTACGGCTTGATGTACGGTGCAGGCGATTGGAAAATAGGTCACACGGTTGCCCCTTACGCGTCTGATAATCAGAAGCGCGCGTTGGGACGCGAGATCCGGGCAAAACTCATGCGTGGTTTGCCGGCATTGAAGAAGGTGATCGACGAGTGTCAGGAACAGGCTGAGCACGGCTTCTTGATCGGACTCGATGGTCGGCGCCTGCCGGCGCGAAGCAGGCATTCTGCGCTCAATCTGCGCCTGCAGAGTGACGCCGCGTTCGTTGCAAAGAAGTGGATATGCCTCACTGAGGAATTCGCTTTTGATGAAGGAATGTCACACGGATGGCGCGGGGATTTTGCCATGTTGGCGTTCATCCACGACGAGGCACAGAGCGCTGTCAAGAAAGTGCACGCCGACATGTATGCTAAACTCTGTATCAAAGCGGCGGCAGCGGCCGGTGAGTTTTTCAACTTTAACTGTCCGATTGACGCAGAGTCAAAGATCGGCACAAACTGGGCGAGTACACACTGATGAAACATTCGATTGAGCAGCTTAAATCTATGGTTAGTTATGATCCTGATACTGGACATTTCTATCGTGTGGGGTATAGCCACCATTCACATAGGCATCGTGTAGGAGCCCGCGCAGATATTTTCCATAATAAAAAAGGTTGGCGCTGCAGGCGGGTACTGGTACTCGGCAAACGCTATTCAGCACACCGTCTTGCGTGGCTATTCGTTCATGGCACATTTCCTGCTAATACGATAGATCATATTAATGGTGCTGGGGAAGATAATCGTATTATAAATCTACGTGAAGCCACGCGTTCTGATAACGCTAGAAATGCGCGTACTTCAAAACGCAATACGTCAGGCTTAAAAGGCGTTAATTTCCGTCCTGATAGAAAAAAGTGGCGTGCTTCGATTCGCGTCAATAGAAAATCAATACACTTAGGACTATTTAGTACACGGGAGGAAGCGCACGCAGCTTACGTCGCTGCTGCCGCCAGCCTTCATGGTGCGTTTGCCAATGACGGAACGGGACCGATCAGCTGTCACTTGGCGCCATAATTGGAGACATCTGTCTGATGACTAAGGTAAACGGACTCACAGAGGATCAATACACAGCGTTTCGGCGCGAACTGCGTGCGGCTCCCTGTACACGGGAAGCAATCGACGCTCTGTATTGTAAATGGTTCGCGTCTGCTGGTAGTACGTACTATCCTGACGAGTGGTACACTGATAAGGATAACAGGCTTCGAGGTGCCGCGACCGGGTATTTGAGCTGCCTCGTCAGGGCTGGCGGAAAAATGGTTTGGAGGGCGTATTCCGAAGACGAAATGCGTGTGTGGGCGCTTGGGAAGTACCGCGTTAACCAAGACGGACATTCCTGTTGACGGCGTATGGCAGGTGTGGCATTGTCCGAATGCGGGCAGGACAAATCAGATAAGTCGGCAGTCTCATAAACTGCAGGATGCCGGGCAGAACGGCAGCTCCGCAACCAAATCTGAATTGAAATAGATACAGAGGACTTCATGAAGCAGGTTGATCTGAATACGGCCGAAGTGCAAGATCCGTCCCAGCTGTTGCTGGTTTCGTCGTTCATGTCTGATGGCCGGTGGCACACGATCCCGCAAATCGCCGAGCATCTTCGGTGCCCCGAGGCGTCCATCAGTGCGCGCCTCCGCGATCTGCGCAAGTCGAAATACGGCGCTCACACCGTCAATCGCAAGTACGTCGCTCAAGGGCTGTTCGCGTACCAGTACGTCGAGAATCCTTCGGCCTGATTTCGTGCTGCGCTTCGTCGTCATCATTCAAATTAAGTAGGTTCTCCGTGGCTGAGTCGTACGTTATCGACCTCAAAGCTGTGTTCGACAAGTATATGGCGTCGAACCAGAAGAAGTGGGCGCACGATCGTTCGACTACGCTCGGAGCTTCCGAAGCTTTCGATTGTATGCGAAAGTTGGTGTATGAGAAGCGCGGCGACGAATTCGGCGCGGAGCCCGACGAGGAGTACGTCGAGCGTTGGGGAGCCACGGAACGCGGTAACCTGATCGAGAACTACTTCGTTGTTCCGGCGATGGCCCATCTTCCGGAGGAACTGTCATTCATCCTTGGCGGTGATGATCAGAAAACGCACGTGCTGAGTCGTAACTCGGCGACGCCTGATGGCCTCATTATTGGTGTGCCGAACGGCCCAGTAGAAGTACGGTATGGCGACAATATCTTTCTTCTCCCTTCGGTCACGACCGGGTGTATCGGCTTAGAAATCAAGTCGATCGACCCGCGTGCTGTGTTGGAAGAAGAACGGACTAAGCATCACAATCAGTCGCAGATCGGCATCGGCATGATCCGCGAGACGACTGACTGGGAGCCGGAATACTGGATCATTCTGTACATTGATGCGGCGTGGCTCGATGTCATTACGCCGTTCGTCGTTACGTATGATCCGAAAGTGTTCGAAATCGCCAAGCTTCGTGCCATAAAGGTGTACGAACTCGATGATCCGATGAAGGCGTGGCCCGAAGGCAAGGTTGATGGCGGATGCAAATACTGCCGGTGGCGAAAGGCGTGTGGACAAGGTACGGTAAATCAGATCGCCGAATATAAGGCGGACAGCAGTGATCCTCTTGACGTTGCGGAGCTTGACCCGTTTGTTATCGAGTACAATTCGACGCAGGTTACCGCCACAGCAGCTGCGGAAGAACACAATTTAGCCGCACAACGGTTGAAGGATAAGCTCGCTGAGAAGCGGCTGAAAAAGATCGGCAGTCCTGGATGGGGCGTGTCGTGGTATTCAAACAAGGGAAGAAAAACACTTGATTTGAAGGCCATGAAAGCCGATGGGATCGATGTTGCGAAATATGAAATCCAAGGCGCCCCGTATGACGTGTTGCGAGTCACAGATCGTAACAAGTGAAGTAACCTGAGCAAAAAGAGAGAAACAACATGAATAACATCGTTGTCCCCCCGAGTGGTGGACGTGGCCTTACTGCCTTCGCTGGTGGCGTAAATCCGTTCAGCCAGACTGCAGCCGATGCCGGCGTGTCGAGTGCGCGGCGCCTCAACTTCAACGGCAAGACCGGCGTGTGGTCTGTCGGCAAGGAAGATGTTGATGACGGCGCCGTCCTCGCCTTCGACCTGTGGAATGCCAAGTACGTATGGACTGCTTGGAAGTCCAAGAAGCCGGTCGAGACGCACTACTTCTCGATCGTCAACGGCGAGAAGCCGACTCCGGTCGATCAGCTGACCAACCACTGGGCCGAAGGGAAGAAGAACAGCGACGGCTGGCAACTCGGCATCATGGTGAAGACCGTCGATCCGAACGTCGGCGAGGAGATGGACACGACGTTCAAGGCGGACACGCCGTGGCGTCCCATCCTCAAGCTGCTGGCCGAGTACGGGAGCAAGATGAAGACCCACCTCGACGAGGCCGGCGGCTTCAAGATCCCGTTGATCGAAATCGGCACCGACAAGTTCGAGACCAAGGACGGCGACACGGCCTACGCGCCGACGCTGCGCCTCGCTGACTGGATCAGCGTCGCCGAGATGGACGCGATCAAGGAGGCCGCCGAGAGCGCTCTTGCCGGCGACGAGGCGGAAGATGTCCAGGAGGCCGTGACCCAGGAACCGGTGAGGGCGCCGGCTCTGCGCATCGGCAAGCGCGTCTGATCGCAATTCCAGCCTTGCGAAAGGGTGTGTAAATGACCAACTCCACGAAGTCCCCGGCAGCAGTGCCGGGGACAAACCCCAAAGATCTGCTCGGCATCAAGAAGCCGCCGCTTTCGCTTGTTCCGCCTGTCGCGCTGATTCACTGCTCGATGGCGATGAAGAACGGCATGGAAAAGTACGGCGCCTACAATTTCAGGGAAACAGCTGTCCAGGCCCTGATCTACGCTGATGCTGCGCAGCGTCATATTCTGTCGTGGATCGACGGAGAGGAATTCGCGGCGGATAGCGGTGTGCATCACCTTGGACACGCTATGGCGTGTGCCGCGATCCTTCTCGATGCACAATCCACTGGGATGCTGGCCGACAATCGACCTCCCAGGGGGCGGGCAGCCCAATTGATTGCGGAATTGACCATCAAGTAAGCTTCTGTTTGCTTGCGGTATGAAGTTCTGCAACACTGAAAACGCGCAAGACCCAATCTCTCAACTCTTTGAAAGGACGTTTACAATGGCAAAATTCACTGTCGTCGTCTCGGATACGCCGGACGGTACCGTCGATGTCGTTCGTACGAAGGTTTTCCCGGCATCCGCTCTGACGGATCCGATCACGCGGGCCGGCATGTTGGTCGTCGTCTTTGGCGCCCTCACGGCGCATCCCGAGCTGGTCGATAACTTCTATGGGCAGTACATCGCGACGCTGGAGAGCGAGATGGCTGAGGCCGACGAGTCCACCGCTGCCGCAGCGCAGTAATCAACGGCGCTAACAGCGCACTGAAAGGAATCTACAATGTCCAAGTTCATTTTCGTCGTCGAGGACGGTGCTGACAGCAATTCGGCAAACGTCGTGTGTTCCGAATACACCGTGGCCGGCATGGAACTCGGCGGCCCTGTCCCGCCCGCGCTGATCATCGCCCTGGCGATCCAGGAACTCACCAGCGGCCGACACAACGAACTCGTCGATCTTCTCTATGCGCGCCATATGAACGTGGTGCTCGATTCGGCGGCGAAGATGTCCGATGATGATCTCCCCGGCGACGGGGCTGCAGACATCGCCGCCATCAAGAAGGTGATGGCAGAACAACCGGCGCTGTCTGTCGTTGGTGATTGACGCGGTGCGTTAACTACACTAACGTCACTCCTCGTCTCTCCACCACAACAAGGCAACAACAATGCGCGCAGAACCCTCTATCCGTGCCTCGATTATTGAGGCGCGGACCTACCTTCGTCCGCTCGATGATCAAGGTACTGTTTTCGAAACACCGGAACAGGCGGCTGACCGCATCATCGGTCATCAGCGATGGCTTTGGGAGCGCGCTAAGGGGGGCATGTCCAAGACTGGCGCCGACTGGCAGCTTCACGCGCTGACTGCTGATGAAGAAGCAGAACTCATGGAGTTGCGAGAACTTTTCCTCGACCGCAAGGTGACATTTTCCGGCCGCGCACGGTGGCTCGGCGGAATGCCGATCACACAGGTCGTAGAGAGCACCGGTTTCAACTGCGCAGGTATGGAGATTAGAAGCGTTCATGACGTTGTTGATGCTTTGTGGCTGCTGCTGCAAGGCTGTGGCGTCGGCTTCCGTCCGGTCGTCGGCGCTCTCAACGGCTTCACGAACAAGATGGAAGTTGAGATCATCCGCTCACAGCGCACCAAAGACCAAAAAGGACGTGAGACAAATGTCGAAACGTTCGATCGTGCTACAGGCGTGTGGACAATCGGCGTTGGTGACTCTGCACATGCTTGGGCTAAAAGTATTGGCAAAATTTTGGGAGGCAAGTTCCCAGCAAAGAAACTGATTATCGACTTTTCGGAAGTACGCGGCGCCGGAGGGCGACTGCGTAACTACGGCTGGATCAGCAGTGGGGATGAACAAATCGCACGGGCGTATACAGCCATTGCTGAGATTATGAATAACCGCGCCGGACAACTGCTTACGAGGATAGACATTCTTGATGTCATGAATTGGCTCGGAATGATCCTGTCGTCTCGGCGATCAGCGCAAATTGCTTTGACGTCTTACGGCGAGCCTGAATGGCAGGAGTTCGCAGTAGCTAAAAAAGATCACTGGTCTACTGGAAATCCGCAACGCGCGATGTCGAACAACAGTCTGTTGTTTTACAAGAAACCGACGCGGTATCAACTCAGGCATCTGTTCAAGTTGATGGAGGAGTCTGGCGGGTCTGAGCCGGGGTTCATCAATATGGAAGAAGCGCAGCGCCGCGCTACCTATTGCTCTACAGTCAATCCGTGTGTCCCATATGATACTCCGATCCTGACGCGGGGCGGATACATGCCGATCGGCGACACGGTAGGTACGTCTGTAGACGTTTGGAACGGAGAGCGCTGGAGCAGTGTCACGCCGTTTGCGACGGGCGTTAAGGACCTGTATCGTGTTACGTTGTCGGATGGGCGAGAACTTACGTGTACTGATAATCACGAGTTCATCATACGCCCGTCCGCGTACGCGTCAACTGATGAGCGCCGCGTCAAAGCAATAGACCTGAAAGTTGGGGACGTACTGGCTTCGTATCAGTTTCCGGTCGTCACAGAGGGTTCGGACTATTCTGTTGATGCGTATAGTCAGGGGTTCTACAGCGGAGACGGTACAACGGATTACACGTATTCGTACCTGTACGACACTAAGTACAGTTGCGCCTCGCGACTGATCGGCCAAATCGGCCCTGAGCGGGGAAATCGAAAGGCGTGGCGGCATGGTCCGATGTTGGACAAGGCTTTTGTACCCATCAACGGTTCGCTGACGTATCGTTTGAACTGGCTTGCTGGACTTCTGGACGCCGACGGTACAGTCACGCGCGATAAGAATGGCGCCGGTTTTCAGGTGGCGTCAGTTGACGTATCATTTCTTAAACGCGTGCAACTTATGTTAACTACGTTGGGCGTACGCGCTAAAGTATGTAAGATGCGTTCTAGCGGTGCGCACGTAATGCCAGATGGGCGCGGCGGTACGGCTTCGTATCATTGTCAGGAAGCGTATAGGATACTGATTGGTAACACAGACGCTGCCCATTTGATGGAACGCGGCCTAACCCTCAGCAGGCTCGAACATCACGGCGGTTATCCGCAGCGCGATGCTAGGCGTTTTGTAACTGTTGTCAGCGTGGATGACCTCGGTGAAGCACAGGATACATACTGCTTTACTGAGCCTATGGCGAATAGAGGCACGTTTAACGGTATCGTGACCGGACAGTGCGGTGAAATTCTGCTGCCAGATCGCGGTTTTTGTTGCCTGGTCGAAACTAACCTTGTCCCGTTTAACGGTGACGAGGCCGGGCTCCACCGCGCACATTATCTGATCTCGCGCGCTAACTATCGGGCGACGTGCGTTGATTTCCGAGATGGCGTTCTACAGGAGGCTTGGCACCAAAATAACCAGTTCCTGCATCTGTGTGGCGCGGGCGTCACTGGCGTTGTGTCATGGGAGCACCAACACGAGCCGCTGGCTTGGATAGCGCTGCGTGCGGCAGCCACAGAGGGCGCAAACAGCATGGCAGACGAGTTGCACATGCCGCGTCCTAAAAATGTCACAACGGTGAAGCCCTCTGGCTCAGCGAGTAAAGTTGCGGGTACACACGAGTTCGGAGAAGTCCCAGAGGGACTGCATAAGCCATTGGGGCGGTTCATATTCAACAACATTCGTTTCTCTGAGCACGACAGCCTTGTAACTAAACTTCGCGCCGCTAACTATCACACGTTCCCTGATCCGTACGACCCGACCGGCGTTTTGGTCCGTCTTCCAGTTGAGTTCGTCGGTATAGATTTCGACGTTGTTGATGGTGTTGAAGTTAACCTGGAGTCCGCAGTGGCTCAGTTGGAGCGCTATAAAGTGGTGATGGAGCACTACGTCGATAATAACGCCTCCATCACAGTATCCTACGATCTGGACGAGGTTCCCGCGATCATCGACTGGCTCATGGAGAACTGGGACAGCTACGTCGGCGTGTCATTCATCTACCGCAACGATCCGACTAAGACTGCCGAAGACCTGGGGTATCCGTACCTGCCGCAGCAGCCGGTCACACGCCAGGAGTACGACGCCTACGTCTCGACGTTGTTGTCGGTGAGCCTCGCAGACTCGGCAGCTATTGAAATGCTTGACGAGCCGGAATGTGCCGGCGGGGCCTGTCCGATCAGGTAAATCTTCTTCCGCTCGTGTTGACAAGCTGGCCGTTAACTTCTAGTGTACCCGATAACAAGTTAAGGAGAACGCCATGACTACGATTATTGTCGCCATTATTGCGTGTGGTGCCGGATTCTACTACGCCACGCACTACGAGGCTGTCAACATGGCTGCTTGGCTTCTCGTCGAGCGCGCCAAGTCGGCCATCTTCCGCAACAAGTAAGCAAGGCGCGCCTCATGCTTAAAGTACAGTATACGCTCGAAGCGGGCGCGATTTCGCCTGTCTACTCATCTGACGGCGCAATCGGTCTTGATCTATTTGCCTGCATCGTCAATAACACGGGAGACGACTACGTTCGTCTGTTTCCTGGCGATCGGAAGGCCGTGTCAACCGGTATTCGGGTTGCGATTCCGGCGACACACTATGGTCGGGTAGCACCACGTAGCGGGCTGGCGTTCAAGAATGGGCTCGATGTTCTGGCCGGGGTCATCGATCCCGACTATCGCGGAGTCGTCTCCGTTATTCTGATCAACCTCGGTCATGATGTCGTCAACATCAATAACGGTGATCGGATTGCTCAATTAATCTTCGAGCGCGCCGATCGCGCTGATGTTGTTCAGGTTGGCTCGCTCGATGATACCCGACGCGGTGTCGGCGGGTTTGGCTCGACGGGCCGCCGATGAGTTCCAGACACGTCAGGTATCGTGAAATGATGCACCTGAGAAATCCGGTGCTGTTGAAACGACGCCGGATGTTGAAGGACTCAAAGAGGCGCGCTTCAAAAAGGGGTTTACCGCACAATATTGTGTTGGCCGATATTCCGGCGCCGACGCATTGTCCGGCGCTTGGAATTGAGCTAGATTGGGCTTCACGTATCTCGGCAGGGAATAATTCTCCGTCGCTCGATCGGGTCGTCAATGATCTAGGATACGTTAAAGGCAACGTACAGGTCATATCTGCACTTGCGAATAGGATGAAACAAGACGCAACACTGACACAACTGGCACAGATTTGCGTCTACGTATCAAAGAATGATAAACCATGACACAAGATGTTGACACCGACGCTATTGAAGAGGCGCGCAAGGCTCGTAAGCGGGAGCGCGACCGAGCGCGATACGCAGCAAATCCTGAAAAGAAGCGGGAGCGCGACCGAGCGCGATACGCAGCAAATCCAGAGAAAGCACGGGAGCGCGCCCGAGCGCGGCGCGCAGCAAATCCAGAGAAAGCGCGGGAGTGCGTCCGAGCGTGGCGTGAGGCTAATCCTGAGAAGAAACGGGAGTGCGACCGAGCGTGGTACGTAGCAAATCAGGAGAAAGCGCGGGAAGCGTCCCGAGCGAGGCGCGCGGCAAATCCAGAGAAAGTACGGAAAAGCGACCGAGCGCGGCGCGTGCGGCGCAAAGCGTCCGATCCTGTTTTATACAAACGTGAGGTGATGCTGTGTGGCGCTAAAGGGCGTTCCAGATTAAAAGGCCTCGCATTTGACATCACTATCGATGATATTTCAGCTCCAATTACGTGTCCTGTTTTAGGTATTGAGCTGAACTGGCTTAGCCGCGTTAAAACAAATAACTCACCAAGCCTGGATCGAATTGTTCCTGAATTAGGATATGTACGTGGTAATGTCATGGTCATATCCGACAGGGCAAACATAATCAAGCGTGACGCCACGCCTGATGAACTCCGTCGTATTGCGGATTTCTATGCAACGCGCGTCGTCAACGTAAATGACACCAAGGAGGATTCTAATGACACTGAAAATTAAGAACGGATGGGTCGAAGGCGTTCGTCGCGTTAAGACCAACAAGATGGGCGGCGACATGGTGCCGAGGGGCATCGTTCTGCACTACACGGCCGGCTGGACGACGCAGGGAGATGTCGCGACGCTGTCTACATCGGATCGCAAGGCTTCGGTCCAGTTTGTCCTCGGTCGCGACGGCGAACTTATTCAAATTGTGCCGTGTGATCGGGTCGCTTGGCACGCCGGACCGTCCAAGTATAAGGGCTTCACCGGGCTCAACAATTCGTTCATCGGCATCGAGATTTGCAACGCCGGCTGGGTCAAGAAGCTGTCGAACGGTAACTATCTGGATCAGTACAGTCAGGAGATTAAGCCTGACGGCCATTTTGTCGGCAAGGACCGTACTACGTTCTCGCCTCCTGGCGACTGGCACCACACGTACCATCCGCGCCTTGCTAAGGGTAACTACGCGTGGGAGCCGTACTACCCGGCGCAGCTGGATAAGCTCGATGAACTGGTCTCCGCACTGCTAAAGGCGTACCCGACAATCAGGCACATCGTCAGCCACGAAGAAATCGACACTCGCGGATGGAAAACGGATCCCGGCCCGATGTTTTCCATGCGGAGGTACACGAAGCTGCTTGAAGACCGCAGCGCTGATGTCACCGAGGAAGCGACTCCCGAGAAAGAGCCGGAGAAAGCGCCGGAGAAAGCGCCGGAGAAAGCGCCGGAGAAAGCGCCGGAGAAAGCGCCGGAGAAAGCGCCGGGGAAAGCACCGGAGAAAGCGCCGGAGAAAGCCCAGGAGAAAGCCCAGCCATCGTGCGTCAGCCGCGTGTGGCTGCGTCTTCGAGAGACGCCAAATGGCGACATCAAGGATGACCAAGTCGAACCCGGAATGGTCTTGCAGGCGAAACAAGTTGACGGCAATTGGGCGCTGGTCTATGGTACCGATGATGACGGTCAGGAAGTAACTGGCTGGATTCGTGCTGAGCATCTGCGGAAGGATATCTGATGCCCATTCTTACGATCATCTTGACGTTCCTCGGCGGCTGGCGGAACCTCGTAGCGGCTGGACTGTTGGCCGCTATGGTTGGCGGCCTGTTTTACTATGTCAACGAGTACGACAACCGTGGGCGCAAGATTGTCGCTCTCGAACGGCAGTTGGTCGATCACAAGAACGATGTCATCATCCTTGAAACCAACATCGGCCTGCTCAAAGACACACTCACCGGTCTCAACAACCGGCTTGCTGAACGCAGCGGTGACCTGGAGAAGTTTTGCGCCATCCTCGCTGACGTGAAAGCTTCGACCGATCCGAAAGACGATGAACCGGTCGGCGGTACGGCAGTGCCCTTGACGTTCGAACGTCTCAAGGAAATGGAGGCCAAGTGATGTTCAATTTCGGGCGTACGAAGCGCGCAATCGCCATTCTCATGCTTGCTCCCCTTCTGCTAGCCGCAAAGGGGTCTCCCGGCGGTGGCTGTGATCAGCCGATGCCTACCGTACAGCAGATCGATCTGAATCTCCCTGACGAGATCCGGCGATGTAAGGCGGCACCGAAGTCTCCGGGAGCCAACGCTTCACGTAGAGCTACTGCCGTCTACATCGTCAAGCTCTACGACGCGTGGTCCGAGTGTCACGGTGACATCGCAGAGATCGATCGCCTCTACAAGAAGTGGAAGATGGCGTCTGGTCAATTCAAGAAGAAGAAGTCATCGTAACACCATCAGACATAGTTCTTCTGATTACAGCGGCGGGGATGATTGTCGTCCTCGCCATCTTTATAAGTGAGAACTTCAGAAAATGAAGACAATCTCGGCATCGCTTACAGCGGCTGTTCAAGAGTCTGTGACAACGCTTGCGTTGCTTGTCGAGATTGTGCGCCAAGATACTCAGACGTACTACTTGACCGACCACAACACTGACATCGTGTTCGGTGGTAGGACGTATCGCAGCGACATCGCGTTCACTGCGTCGTCGATTTCAAGCGGAAGTGCGTTGAACATCGATAACGTGAACCTGTCTATCGCGTTGGACGGGGTAGTTTTCGTCAATAGGGACTTCAAGGCCGGAAAATTTCTGCACGCCGAAGTCACCATTCGTAAAATCAACTTCGCCGACCCCACTGACGGTGCTCTTGTCATGCGCAAGGGTTGGTTCGGCACGATCGAATACAATCAACAGGGCTTCGCTGACATCACGATTGTCGGTATGCTCAAGGTACTTGACTTCGAGGTAGGGCGCACGTATCAGCCGTCGTGCGACGCTGACCTTGGCGACAAGCGCTGCCGCGTTGCCGTTGATTGGGGACAGGCCCACTCCGCTCGAAACCCTTATAGCGTAGGTGATTGGGTATACAAGTATGATCCGGCGGCGATGACGGCGTTTTCTGTGATCAATCCTAGCTTCGAGGTAGACGGTGCGCGCACATATTCACAGACCATCACTGGTTGGACGAAGGTCATGGGAGAATATGGCCGCGTCCACGTCAGAACAACTGCATTGCCCGGCTCTGCGCTCCTCTTGCCAGCTGTTGGAACGTACTGCTTGTCGGGATACACCGAGGACGTTGGCTCAGTCCAACGGGGTGCTCGCTCTGTTTATCAAGATCTCGATCTTGTTGCGGGCGGTATTGCCGCCACAGACATCGACGCCGGCCGAATTACGTTCCTCTACTCCGTGGCTCTCGCGCAAACAGCGGATCTTAAAGATCCTGTTCGCATCAGCATGGACATCATGGATGCGGCTGGTACGGTCATTGATTCGGCAGATACGCGGTACCTGACCCTCGATACCTTCAACACGTGGCGCGATCGTACGCTTGCTACGCCGTTGATTGCCGGGGCGCGATCGATCCGCATCTACATTCACTTCTACCGGCTCGATGCGAATCTGGCAAACTGTGCTGCCGATGATGTGCGCTGTTATTGGTGGAACCACACGACGACACAGCCGCATGGTGGTGTCATCCACAAGGTATCGCGTATCATTGATGTCGAAGACGACAACTACTTCAAGTATCCGCTGAACAGCAGTTTCGAGGCAGACGCTGCTGTTATCGCGAACTCGGCAGTCACAACCATTACCGGATGGACACGTCCTGGTGCCAGCGACTATTGGCGTGTTCTTAGGACAGCACCTGTTGGAACGTATTATCTTGTCGGCGGTGATTCTGGTTCCGCCGTGCAAGAGACGTACACGCTCACGCAGACAGTTACGACGGAATCTTGGGGATTGGACCCCGACGTGATCGACCTCGAACGTGTTGTTGCGCGTTTCAGCTTGATGTGCAAGTGGATCAACACGACAAGTAGCCTGTACGTCTACGCTGAGCTGTTGAACACGTCTGCGTCAGTCTTGGCTACGGTTGACATTGCTGGAACGAGCGGAACGTACGAGACGAACGCGGGCGCACCTGTTGTCGCTGAGCGCTCGAAGACTGTCACCCTCCCAGTCGGTACGCGGTCGATCAAGTTCTACATCAAGGCGCGGTCCCCTGTTGGTGTCTCGAATGCGCAAGTCGGTTTCGACGACATCCGTGCCGCCGTGATCAATGCCGAGGCCCCTGATCAATACGACCCGGTGGCGGACGTAGGCGTAGCTGGGACGGCGTTCAGCACGAGTTCCGGTACCTACACGCTTGACGGAAACATCGTCTGGAAAGCGTTCCCTGAGAGCGTGTTCTACGATGTTGTGGCATCCGTCACGAACAAGAAGCGGTTCGCCGCTACGACTATCAGCGGCGTGGATGATTTGTTCACCGGAGCACCTATCAGGTGGTTGACGGGAAACAACGCTGGCCGTAAGAACGTCATTCGTACGTGGGACACCGCCGGCAAGATCGTCAAGCTGTACTTCGCAGAGCCGGGCGTAATCCAGGCCGGTGATAGGTTCATGTACACGCTGCCGTGTAAGAAGCGGTTCCTGGCTGACTGCACGCTCGTTTTCGACAACGCCGTTAATTTCAGAGGGTTTCCACACCTGCCTGGGCGCCTTACGGCTGGCCAGTCGTGATTTCCTGTGATCCCGATCGGTAACATTCTGCCCTAAAACCCCTCATTGTGAACTACCGCCAGCTAAAGCAGGCGGCTTCTGATCCTAGCTACGCCGCAACCGGACAGCTTAACGAACCAACGCCTATCAAGATTGTGGGGGCGCTTGAATGTTGTTCTAATCTGCATCGCTTGTGTCTCCAGATACGACAATGTGGCGCTTTTGACGCCACATTGTGTTAATGCAACTTGTTTATAGCCGACGCCTGGATCAGGTCAGCGGGGGCGTTCTCGGATAGTCGTCGTGGTCGTGGTCGTCGTGGTCGATACGACATGCAGCCCGTCGTTGGGGTCGGACACGAAATCCGTCTCGGGCATGTATCTGCTGTAGGAATCGTCATCGGCGCCGGATGCGCCGCTGTCATCGTCGTCGTTCTCAGGAGCGTGCTCGTCGGCAATGGCGGTGAGTGCGTAAATCAGGGCGCGAACGTCGTCCCATTCCATGATCATGGACTCCGTTGCGCTGTCTCCGTCACAGCGGCTTCCGGAGTTGCTGACCGTGAAGATGGCGCTGTCGGAATCGATGCTGTCGATGATGAGAGCCGCGGCACGGTCGTGTTTCTCTGTGATCTTGATGGCGGAAGGCGTGATCTTGGTGGGCATCCGTATATCCTCTCTTTGCTCTGTGGATTGTCGCTGGTAGTGCTGGTAGTGTTCTTTGTTGCGCGTTACGCGTCAGCCTCTGGACGGTACCTTCCGCATCCCCACTTTGTCAACCGCCATTTTTGGTCAACTTCGTAGAGTTTTGCGGTTTCCTGCTGTCCCGCCTGCATACATTTGTACGGTGTCAGCTCCTCGATGGGTACTGACAGAATGATCCGTTCCGTCTTACAGGTAGACGGATCGGCGATCAAACAGAGGGTAAGCAAAAGTTGTGCCAGAGCCATGGCTGGTTGAGCCTTTCTGAATGACTATGCAGTTGTCCGCGCTGATGCGCGTCTTACATCAGATTTCGTCCGCCCTGAGTTCGACAAGGGGAATTGATCCCCAGCTTTCGACCTGGAAGCCGTCGTGTGAAGCCGCCATCTGATCGGTGTCGAACCGTACAGGAACATCGAATTCGCCGGTCACAGCGACAGCGTGTCCGTTCGGCGGCGTGTTGCCTCCGGTAAACACGACAGTTCCGGCCGTTGTGGACAGCGTATACGTGGTTGGTGATACGGTGACGCCGTTGACCTTCACGCTGAACCCGGAAGCGATCGGTTTGTAGATGCGGCGCGAGTACGTATTAGCGCCGCTCGCATACGCCTTGGTGATGTTGAACGTGTTGTTCGCGCCGTCACCGGTTCCGATGATCTCGTCAACAAGCTCGTAATCGGCCCAGTCTTTGTAGCGGAATCCGTAGCCACGTCCACGCATGTTGTAGAAGAACGCGCGAAGCGTATCCATGTCGCCGCGATCGCGGATTCCGTGCGCTACATCGTACTGATGCTTCGCTTCGGACCACGTGATGTTGCGCTGCTCGACGCCAGAGAACCCCTCGTAGACGTACGTCTTGAACGTCGGGCCACCGCTTGAGCCGTAGCTGATGTCCTCCGGGAAGCGGGGCGTCTCTCTGAATGACACTGATGGACCTCCGATCTTATGCAGATCTGTATCGTGTGGTTAATTTACTTACAGCGCACGCCAAATTCACTGGCATTGATGTTGCTGACGGACCATGCCGTCGTGTCTGGAGCCGTCGTGCTCGCAAATATTCGCCAGTTGTACGCTGTCCCCGTCGTGAACGTACCAGACACCAGGGTATTCGCGCCGTTGACCATGAGAAGCGCAACGTCGTTGGTGCCGTCGTCACGGGTGAGTGCCGTTAGATTGACGAACTTGACGGAGTTCAACCCTGACAGCGTCACAGAGGTGTGAGACGCAAGATTGTCCTGGTTAACAGTCGATGACGAGATGTAACTCGTGTCGTCGTCATAGCTCTGTAGCGTGTCGTCGATATTCGTGTAGTTGGCTCCGGACAAAGGCGTCCACGCCGCCGTAACGCCGTCAGCGTCGGGGATGACCGACTCGACACGGAAGTCCCCAAGGAAGTCGTTCAGTGTACTTCCAGTGCTATCACACAGATACACCCAATCGACATACGTCGGAGCAAGCGCACCACGGAGGATCTGAATGAAGCCGAGCGCTGTCGTCGTGTGAAGGAAGTCGCCAGAGACTGCCGTACACACGTCAATGCCATTGAGCCGAACAGTGATGCTGCCACTGTTCGCCATCGTGCACTTGACTTCGAGCGTGTGCCATACGTTAATCGGACACATCGCACTGCCGACGATCCCGCCCGCGGCATTGTAGACGAACAACTGTCCGCCGATCCATGCGATTTCGAAGTGAAGCCCGGAGCCTGTTGCTGTAGCGGAAGCAGACAACAACGTCTTGGCCGCCGATACTGTCGGACTGCTGTGGATGAAGCTCATCCCAACAATCACGGTCGTACTACTAGTTTTAGCGCTCCACGGAATTGCGTAGTACGCGGTCGAGTCGATGTTCAGCGCGGCATCACCGAAACGGCCGATACCTGCATCGATGTTGGGACCAGACGCGCTAGTCGTATAGCCGTTATCTGACGCAAGGTCGGTCCATCCGGTCGCGCCAGATGCGTACTTGTCGAACTTGTCGAACGCGATTAGGGCCATGATCCTTACCCCGCAATCATGTAAACAACTGGACGCGCACCACTTACAACCAACGACGTACCTGATGCAGTCTGCAATACTTCAAGCGCCAACGATGTGACGCGCGCGGCTGGTGCCGGAGGTGCTTGCAGAACTTCCGCAGCAATACTCGTCACGCGTGCTTGAGGATTTGTCTCAAACGCGACTTGAACGATCTGCTGTGTTACGCGCTGTGCCATTACGTAACAACCTCAACACCGACCTGTACGGCGTTCACGCCGGCACTATCCCAAGCCACAGATGTGTTAGGGTCAACAGACGCTACCGGCCCCTTGAGCCACGCGTATGTCGTCGTCAGACCAACCGTCGCTCCCGTCTGCTCGGTGCCGCCAGAATTGATAAGCCCACGCACAGTACGTGCGCCTGCGTCAGCTTTCTTCGCCTTGTAGCGCGCCTGAACAGCGTGAATTGTGTCCGGCGTATTTGCCAGATCTGCGACGTTGAACCGGCTCTCCTGCGCCGCAGTTGACGAAGAGATGTAGTCGGTATCGCCGTTAGCTGCGCTGGGCGTCTCATCGACGCACGACACGTCGGTACCAGCGGACGCCGTCCAATCGACTGTTCCGCCGTCGCTCGAAGGCGCGTGCGTCGTGATCTTGCTGTCACCGATGAACGTGTTCAGCGCCGCCCCGGTCCCGTCCATGACGACGATATCGTCAATCCACGCGTAGTTAGGGCTGATCGCCCCGCCGGCCGACAATTGAAGCAGAACGATGCCGGTTCCTATGGACTGCGTATCCGTGCTGCTGAAACTGTCAGAAGGGCCGCCATCAACCTTGACTTCGAATGAACCTGATGGACTGTTCCCGAGAACGATCTTCATCTCGACCCAGTGCCACGTGTTCGCAGTCAGCGGAGCGCCGGCAGACGTGTAAACCAGTGTACTGGCACCTGTGTAGAACTTGAGGACGCCGGCCGCCGTGTGCTCGATCTTGAACGCGGTCGTACCTGCGTCAGACACGGCGGTTAACAGCACACCGGCCGCGCTTCCGGCGTGATACACGGCGAAGCCGACAATCAATGTGCCGCCATAAGCAAGCAGCGGTATCGGCAGGTTGACGGCCATCGAAGCTGTTCCGAAACGAAGCCCACCACCGCCGTAACGTCCGCCGGTCGTGTCGATAGCGAGTGATGTCGTGCTCACAGGCTGATAGCCGGCGCGCGACATGTCAGTCAAGTCCGCATAGCAATCCAGTCCATCCATATGAATAAGCGCCATTAGCGTGTTCCCTTAAACGTAAACGCGACATCAGCCAACGTGGTGTCCTGCGGCGATGGCGCAGTGATCGTGATCCGGTCTCCAGCAACTAGGCTTGTTGCGCCGCCGGTCGTGGCGAACGTGAACACACCGCTCGTGCTGATGGACATGCTACCGATCGATACGCCGTTCTTCGCGATCGTGAACGCAGCGGTCGCCGTAGGATTGGTAGTGCAGTGTCCGACAGAGCCGGCGAAATCATCAGGGAACGAAACGTCCCGCACCGCGATGAACTTGCAAACTTCGCCTCCGTTTTCCGGCTTGTCGGGAATGAACGCACCGACATCATACGGCAGACCGGCAATAACGCCCCGCGCCAGGGGGTACATATCCTGGTACGACTGATAGACGATGGCGGTCTCGCCGGGCGAAACAACGACAGTTGAACCGGAGCCGGTCGATGCCTTGACGGTCACTGCGTAGGTAGTGTCCGCGTTGTGAACAGAGAACTCGCGCTTCGCATTGACTGCGTTGATAGTCGCGGGGAATACGAGATTAAATGCCGCAGATCCGCCGCTGACCTTATAGAGACGATATTGCGTCGCCTGTGCTTCCGTCAGTGTGACAGGCCCGGCACCCACCGCCGCGTTGACGAAAACGTCATTCGTCGCCGCTTCGAGAATGTCGATCGCGTCATTGTGCGTCAGGTACTTGTTGTTCTGGTTCTCGCCGATCTGTTCGATAGCGAGAATAGGAGACTTGCTCATCGTTTATACTCCAAGCGGCATTCTGCGGTCGCTCCGGTATCCTGCCCGGTGTATGAGCCGATCTGATAAACGAGACAGTACAGATCGTCAGCGGTGTTGTCAAACCCGTCAGCAGTTTGGGCGGTGGAAAGATAAGTGTAGGCGTTCGTCGTGACATCGAGCTTGCGAAGATACGTGTCCGCGTCGAATGGATTGAACGTCGTCGGGTTCGTGTACAGATAAAGGATATAACGCTCCTCATCTTCGAGGAACGACACGACCTCGGTTGCACCATCATCCGGCCATTCGCCGTCATAGCGTGTCCGGCGCTGCCACGTGATGTTGGCGTCGTCACCAACGTAGGACGCCTTGAAGTCCGACGGCGCCCACGGGCGATAGTTGCGCGCGGTCACTATCTTTTGAGGATATGGCTGGAACGGGTTGTTCGTCTGCACAGCGACCATCAAACCCTTGTCTCGATTTGCACCAAGCTCAGTCAGCAACAGCACGTAGTTGGTCTCTTTCGTGCCATCATTCGCGCCGAGAAGAATGAACTTCTCGCCGGCTGTATGTCCAATGACTTCGGGCTCAGTACCGAACTTGCCACGAACAATCCCGGTCAGATCATACACGTCACCACCGACTGCCGTAACCGTCTGAAACTGGATCAGCTCATCGCCAACAAGTGCGAGGTTCATGTGTGAGTCGTTGGTCAGCGCTTCCTTGCTCGCCGCTGACGCCAAGCTCAATCCGGCCGTCCCAACAAGATGCACGCGCAAAGTCGATGCGCGATCGGTTGACCAGCTTGCCGTAGTATCGAGCAGCGGCGTGACAACGTAACCCCAGGTCGGATATCCGATCGGCGGAGAAATGGTAACCGGAACTGTATCCACATAGACGGTAACATCATCCGTGTAGATTGCCGAGCTATCGGTGTTGAGAATGAAGAAGTAGTAAGCGTATTGCAACCCAACATCATCGATATCGCCAACAGCGAAATACGGAACCTGAGCATAATGGATCTCGTAACGCGGATCGAAGGCGAGAAGCGTGCTTGCGTCAAATCGCCCAATGTCGCCAGCGAGTGTAACGATGTCCGTATAGATGTCATTGTCTTCTTTGATCGCAGTCGCTTCGATCGAGTTATCACTTCCGACGTTGACATCACCGAGACGGCACGTCACCGTTTCAGTGTCATCCATGACAAGATCGATAACATCGCCCGGCTCAAGCGCGAGGTAGCGTTGTGGCAACTTGAGCGTATAAACGCTTTCGTAGACGATCTTCGAGTATAGCAGGATTTCCGCAAGCGTTTTGGCGGTCGTCGCATTCAGGACAATAGGAACCGTCACGTCCACCGATGCGTCAGCATCGAACTGTTCGTTAGTGTACCGGGGAAGTGCGTAGCTCTGTACGTTGTTGGCGTATTCGCGATCGATATCCCGATAGATCAGGTTGATCTTGCGGCGCCTCGTAAAGTCAGAGTCTTGCGTCTCCTTTAGCCAGCCGTTTCCATCCACGTCAGCAAGGTACTTAGCCGGGATGGTCACAACAGAGCTATCGCCGCGCGTCTTATATTTGATCGTGCCTTCGCTCTCGATGATGTCGAACCGGTACACGGTGGCGAGTTCACCCAAGACATCGCGCAGTGACGAAACCGACTTGACCGTATAACCAGTCAGCGCCAATGTCGTCAGATCTTCCACGTTGCGCTGTGTTGGATCGAGACCAACGCGCGTCAGTAGAGTTTCTACAATGTCACTGACCAACACGGCAGTACGTGCAATCCGATCAATGTAAATCTTAGTGACAAGCTTCGTCGGCGACGACCCGAAGTAGGTGATCGAGTTTTCATAGCCGTTGTAGATTTGCTGAGCTACAGCTGATCCTGGACCATCAAGCGACTGCGCGCCAAGATCATCTTCAACCGTTTCGACGCGGCCAGTCTCCAGATCGATCTTGTAGACTGCGGGCGGACTGTCGGATATCCAGGCATACTTGCCTGCAGGACAGATCACTTGCGGAGACCACGGCTGCGTCACGGCCGGCGCGTAGTGGGAGATCGCAGTGTTCCATAGGACGGCGCCCGTGAACGGGTTGAACTTGATAATACGATCATTGCGCGCACCTGTCGTCGAGAAAACGATGACCAACATGTGATCACGCTTATCGATGAACATTTGGCTGATCGTGTGCGCTTCACCAGAGCCAATCAACTCGGCGCAAGACAGCGTACCAATAGAAACGAACGTCGGCGCGGTCGGTGTCGTTCTTAGCTGCGGATTGTTGTAGCAAACAACACTCACGTCGAAAGCGCTTCGCTCGACGTTTGCCCCCGAGATGAAAAGGACATTCGTTCCGTCAGTCGGCGTAGTGCCGTTCATCCACGTCGGGTTATCCGCAATGATGTTCGCCGGCAGTTGATAGGCAACACCACGTGCGGCGTCGCGGCCAGACGCGAACACTTGATTGAGGACAGACAACATGCGCAGCTGATTGCGATCATTGATCTGCGCAAATCCGATCGAGCGATTTGCCAAACCAAGTCCACAGAAGATGTCCATAGGCTCGATGCTCGAACCGCGCGCATAGAACACGAAGCTTCCAATATCAAGCGCACCAAACCCGGTAACAAGATCGTGTCCAAACAGTCCGCCGCCAGGACCAAGCGTATCTTCAATGCGCCCCGTAGTCGTATTGTAGGTGTGCACAAGTCCGAGATTGCCGGAAGTCTGACCGACAAGCATATGCCCGTTTGTCAGTACAGCCGCATTCGCCGTATCCAGACCGGTCGTAGCCGCCAGTCCGGTGCTTTCTTTGAACTCCAACTGGCCGAGTTCGGCCAAAGTGGTGTTGTTCAAAACAAGCCAACCCTCACCGTCCACGATAGTGCCGGAGCCAGAGCTATCGAACGCGCCGACATACAGCCGGTTGTTGCTACCATCATGGAAGATGCCTCTGCTATTCACATCGTCAAACACGTCTTGCGGCGTCGAAGGCACACCGTACGAACGCGGAAGCAACGAACTTGCATTCGCGACGACTTCAACATAGATGTTCGGCAGCGTTCCCTCGTCAATGAGGAAGTCCTCGAACAGGATGTACGCCATGCCCCGGTAGCCGGGTGATCCGGTTTCGATCGCCATGATCGCTGCCGGAGGAAGTTGCGTCTCATTTCCGGTATAGAATGTAATCTTCGTTGTGCGCGCATCTTCGGGAAGGGCGCGTAGCGGGCTTCCTTCGTTCGTCAGATCGACGCTGTGCGTGATCGTCGCGCCGCTGGCATTCGGAATGACAACGCCATTCACATCCACGCTGGCAGAGTTGTCAATTACAAGACGCTCGCCAATCCACATGCGCATGAAATCACTCACGGCGCCTTCACAGACAGCAAGAGCGAAATTGATACGGCGGAACGCGTACGTCTGCGCGCCTACTTGAGTTGTAACCGTACGCGCCCCACCAGACCAGATCACATTTCCAGTCAGGCGATCTGAACCAAACAGGATAGGAATAGTGATGCCGTACGACGACCCAGTGAACGCAAGTGCTGATGCCGTATTGATAGTCGTCGGCGGCGGCGGAGTACTGCTTCCGCCGCCCGCACCACCACCAACAATTGCTCCTCTTAACATCATCTGAACAATAGACGACAAAACCGTATATCCACTAGACGCTCCCAACAGATCGCGGATCCGCCTATTGTCTGCCGCAGACATCGGGATACCATTCATGGATCCCGTGACAGAAATCGGTCGGTATCCGGGCATCCTCCCACCCATCAGAAAGAACTCCTTTGTTGCGGAACAGTCCGCTGCCTGTTAATCCCAAGCTGGCCCGACACGCGCTCCAGCTTCATGCCCAGCTCTTGCACAATCTGTGCCTGCGAACGCTGGAAGCTCGCGGCGTCCTGTGCTGTCACGTTCATGACAACAGTAATTCCACCGTTACTGCCACGCTGCGTCGAGTTGGACATATTCCCATTAGATCCGTACACGACACCCTGCTCTGCCGAGCGGCGGCGCATTTCTCCCATTTGCGTCATGACGCTTTCAGGCAGCTTGACTGGAACACTGCGTCCGTCAGGAAGCGGAATAACCGCCTCGTTCGGATGCAGCGTTGCCTGGAAGCCACCAGTGATATCACGATACGCGTTCGGAGATCCAGTAGCAAAACGAGAGGAGCGTCCAGTGCCACTAGAATAGTCCCGCGACCGATACATCGCCGCCTGCTGCAGAAAGCCGCGCCGCGTCTGCGCATTCAGCGCCTCATTCGCGAGGTTCTGATAATACTGTGCAGCGTAGTCCGGGTTCTGGCGAAGGAATGCGTTGAATGCGGATGCACGACGGGCTGCAGCACTCTGCAGGTTGTTCAGCTTCGTGATGTCATCCTGACTGTATTGGCGCGGACCATGCGCGCCAGATGACCCGTAAGCAAACCACGGGGCGGTGTTATAGAAGTCATCAGTAGCATCATTCGCCTGCGACAGAGCATTACTCAACTCCTGCGCCTGCGCGAAGAAGGTGTTATAATCCATCTGCGATGTCGAACCACCAGTCCCACCAGTGCTCGTACCCCCACCACCAGTATAACTGCCCCCACCGCCACCCGTATAGCCACCCCCGCCAGACGATGCTCCGCTCGCAGCAGAGCGCACTTCGCGCAGAACGTCGTTGATCGACGAAGCAAGCGCTTCATTCGTCCGTACGAGCGATAGCACGTGATCACTGTTCGTTTCAAGAAGGCGTTTGACGATAACAGTCTGTGCATTGATAGCCGTCCAAATACGGCCAAGCTCCGTTTTAGATTGCGCCTCAATCTCAATAATCTTCATGAGATACGCGCCGCTGTTGTCTCCGCCGCCGGTCATCTGCACGGGGATTTCGCCGCCGCCCGCAAGAGGAACAACAGCTTCATTCGGATGGAGAATAGCCGGCATTCCGGACACCGGAGCACCAAGAGACGTGGTGTTCGCGGTACCAACGGCGAGCATCGGCGCGTCAACAAACGCGCCCATAGACACTTTCTTGCTGCGATATCCTCCGCTGTTGGTCGTGCCGCCGCCCGCATAAGAATCAGCCACGCTTCCGCCCTGGCCCCCCGCAGACTGCGCAGCGCGCGCGGCCTCAACATACCGCCACGCCGCAGCGGCTGCACTATCATAGCCGAGTGCAGCGCTGTTCGCTGCGGCGCCGGACGAACCAAGCTTCGACGCAAAATCCGTCGCAGCCTTTGCAGCATCGCGCTGGGCCTGCACGATCTTGCTGAGTTTTTCCTTGAGCCCGCCGATTTCTGCGTCGAGCGCATTCATCGAATCCTGATACTGCTCAAGCGAAATGTTGCCGTTGTTGAACTCCTTACTGAGTTCATCCTGCTGACCCTGCAGCTCAACAATTCGTTTACCAATCTGTTGTCCGGCCTTATCCAGGTTCTGGAACGAAACAGCCTGACCTTTCGCCGACGCATCTGCGGTCGTGATCGCGTCGTTGAACGTCAGAACAGGATCAGTAACAGCATTGAACGCGGTCGCAAGCGAATTCACGCCCTGCGCTGCAGCATCCGCAGCCGGCGCAAAACCAAACAACTGCGAGATCGGTCCGCCGAGCGCGGCGTCGAGTCCGAGGAAACCACCGGCCAGCACCGAAATACTCAACGCAAGCGGGTTCACCGCCGCCAGACCAGCGGCGACGGCACCACCAAACGATGTTATGCCGGCAATAGCGCTGGCGAACGATATTCCGCCAATGACGCTCGCCAAAGAAGCGATGGCACCAGAAAACAATCCCATAGCCGGCGCAGCGATGCCAAACGCTGAAACCAAGACCATAATGGCTTTATACGCGAGGCCGCCAGCAATTCCGATACCGCCCAGCGCCAGCGCAATTCCGCCGACATCCGTGCTGGCGAATTGAACAGCTGCAGTTACGATGTTGATGATGCCGGCAGATACTTCGCCGAGCACACCGGCCAGCGTCTTGAGGCCTTCGCTCTGCGAGAACTCAACAAGAGCGGCGGACAAGCCCTGTACAGCAGGCGTAACGGCAGTAAAGAACTCAGCGCCGAACGCTTCTTTGAACTGGAACCAGCCGGTGCTGAGATCCGCGAGTGCAGCACTCCACGAGCTACCGAGCGCAGCAGCGACGCCAGAGAACCGCTTACCGAATTCCTCAGAGAACTTGAGTATGTTTTCAGTGCCGACAGCGCCAGCCTGCATCATCTCAGTGAGTTCAGCTTTCGTCACATTCAATGACGTAGCGAGAGCATCGACAGCGCCGGGCAGAACGTCACCCAACTGGTGAACAAGTTCTTCGGCCTTGATCGATCCCTTGTTGAACATCTGTTCGAGGGCCTTGAACACACGCGTAGCTTCGGCCGCACCGCCGCCGACACCACGCAGCACGGTGGAGAAATTCTTATAGATCTTTTCTACGTTGCCGATCGACTGTCCGCTCATCGTTGCGGACGTAGCGAACTTCGTGTACGTCGAAATCAACCCCTCAAGAGGGAGATGCAGCTCACGCGCAGTGCTTGTCAGAAATTCGAGCGCACGGCTAGAGCCACCAACCGAAGAAAGTGTGGTGTCAGCTGTCGCCCTGAAAGTCTCCATCGTCTTTCGCGTGTCACTCAGTGCAGAAGCAAACTGAGCGACACCGACCGCGCCAAGCGTTACGCCAAAAGCCGCAAGAAGACCGTTGACGGAACCAAGCGAACCGCCAAACGAACGCGTAGACGCGGAAGCTGTATTAGTTGCGCCTGCAAACGCATTCAAATTTCCCGTAGCGGTATTCAGTGCGCTAGGCGTGCGAATAGAATTAAGTGCGGCTTGGAGTTGCTGCGTCGAGCGCACAGCAATCTGTGCGGATGCAGAGAAACGCCCAAGAGACGCCGTCAGCTGCTGAAATCCGGTCTGAGACGACAGACGAGATAGTGACCCAACAAGCTTTTCAATGTTGGCCGCAACGGCACCAACATCCACCTTGCCCAGCGATTTCAAACCAGACGCAACGCGTCCAACATCTTTCGCATTACCGAGCTTATCGATACTTATAGCAAGGCGTTCAATCGACTGCGCAGCGGTCGCGTCAACACCCGTGAACCCCTTGAGCGCTGACAAGGAGTTTGTCAGCTTCGTAGCGTTAGGGAAAGTCTCGATAGCCTTTTTCAACGCGGAAAGGTTGCTGGTGATCTGCGCGATCTGACCAGCCGCGTCGTTGGTTTTGATTTGAAGATCAAGACTCAAGGGCGTGCACTCGTGTAATTATTGAACGACCACGTGAACATACATGGTTAAGACGCATTACACAAGCAGATAAATACTGCGCCGGATCACCGTCTCCGGCGCAGTTGTTGGTGATGTCTTCCCTGTTGTTTCCCAGGTACTTGCCGCTTCTTGTTGATCCATTGAAGGAAAACGGCATCCAACGAGCTTACGTGATAGAACAGATCTTCACGCATCGCATCGTCGTCAATGCGCATATACGTGGCGTAAGCCAGTATCTCAGACATCTGGATCGGTTGCGGTCCACGCTCATTGCTGATGCGCTTAACAGTTAATGTGACGTACGCCGACCAGAAGTACTCGGCTTCCACCAAAATGGCCGGCATGTTCTCCAGCCCTTTTACAGTAACGCCACTCTGTTGAAGCGATTTCAACCAGCCGATATTTTTGATTTTGTTTCCGTGCTCAAGCTGGAACTTGAGCACGGTTCTTAGTTTTTTTCAATTTCCTCGCGCGTGCGGATGCGATAGTTGTCAACGCTGCTCGCGATCATGACGATCATGTTGCGGAGTTCCGGGAGACGCATCATCAGCATCTTCGCGGTCTCCGGCGTAAACGGCATGTCGCTGCCGTCACGATTGCGGAACGCAGCGCCGCTCCAATCGGTGATGACCGCCGTAGCAAGATGCTCAGCCAGCAGTTCGTCGGCCTTACCTTCGGCAAGATTGCCGGCTTCGTCGCGGAAGCTGCGGTACACCTGCTGCAGGCGCGCCATGTTGGTCAACGCGACCCGTGAGGTATACCGGCGCAGCTTGACGCTCATGCCGAGGCCGACGTTATAGAACCACCGACCGGCCTCCTGCTCAACGATGTCGGTCTCGAACTGATCGAACACAGACGGGATCGTCGTTGTTGGCGTGGTGGTGAGCGGAACCGCCGGGTGCATGGCAGCATCCGGTTTAGAAGCCTTACGCGTCATAGCGAATTACCTTGCTGGTTGCTGGTTGCTGGTTGCTGGTTGCTGGTTGCTGGTTGCTGGTTGCTGGTTGCTGGTTGGCTGGAAAAGGGTGGTCCCCCGGTACAGGTACAAGTAGTACCGGGGGACCGTAAAAGGCGTGCCAGCCTCACGCCTTTGTAGGGTACGTTACGCGGCGCTGAACGGAAAGACCGACGAGAACCGGTCAATCATGAACTGCGTGTTGAGTGCCGGGTCGCGCTGAACCTGGAACTCCATTTCCTCCATCACGTCCTGATCGACGCCGCCCGGTGCAATCGGATCCGACGTGATCTTGAGCGCCGGCAGAACGAACACGTACTTGAAATTGTCCACGTCCTGGAACGGGAACTTCAAGCTCGTGGTCACGTGGTTGATGAAGTCGTCGTAGAGATCGAAGTTCTCGAAGTACGCGGTAAACGTACCATTGAGAACAGAGCGACCGTAACCTACACCGGCCGGATACTTCGACGATACAGCGCGCTGCTCACGGAGGTTGTTCTCGCCAGAAATCTCGATCGACTGAATGGCTGTCGTGAGCGTCACGCCGTCCTTGACGATTTCGCCGACGTTGGACGTAGCGTTCATGACTTCGGTGTTGGTCGAACCAAGCTCGATGTAGCTTCCACCCGTCAACGCCTCGGTCGAGGAGTGTACGGACGGCCCGCCCATTAGCGTCACCGAAGCGCTCACCAACTCGTTCGCCGTGGCGGACAAGTTGATCGAACCGACGCGCATACCCTTCCGCAAGAAGAACTTGCTGGTATCCGTGAAGCCAGTCTCGATAGAGAATGAACGCTTGGTAATCTCCGAAACAACACCAGGATTACGCAGATGTGATCCCTTGAGAACAACCGTTGCGCCACCGGAATTCGTATCGGCAGTCAGGGTTTCCTCAGTGGTGAAGGCCGTACCGGACGTGATGCCCGCGACCGTGACGAAGCCGTTCTTCGTGACGCTGCCGCCAGCGAAAGACGTGACCGTGAACGCAACAGCGTCGGACGTGGCGATCGAGCCACCAGCACCTGCGTTGTTCGTAATGGTCACGGTATCCGTCACAACAGTGGCTGACACCTTGAACGTGGTCTTCGCAAACTTCGCATTGATCGCAGCCGCAATGTTTGCTGCCATCGTTGCCGGCGTGCCGGACAGGGCGATGTGCGTGTTACCCTCCGCGACGAGGGCGGCGTTGGTGCGAACCTCGAACACAACCGACGTGGTGCCGTCCGACACGGTGATGGTCGAGCCCTCAACCGGATCGGTGGCCGTGACGACGATGGTGCCTTCACCCTTGCCGAGACCTTCGATGTAGACGGTCTGACCGACCTTCATGTTCGTGGTCGTAGAGGCGGGCAGATTGGTGACGGAATTCGTACCAAGCTGAATAGTGGTGCTTACAGCAAGAACGTCACCAGCATTCATGATCTTGGTGAACGCTGTACCCGTCTCGGTCACCAGGGTCTGATCGACGGTGATCGTCGTGTTTCCAGAACCGTAAACCGGAACGCCGGTGACCGACACGTAACCGTTATTCGCTGCCGTCTGGAACCCTTCAAGCTTGAGCCAATCGCCGTCGCCGATCCAGTCGGTGTAATCACCGCCGGAGATGACAACAGTGTTCGCCCCCGTGATGTCGATGGACGAACCCTTGAGCAGGAGGTGATTCATGGACTTAGTCCACGTCCCCAGCAGGAACCCCTCCAGAAGATCATCCAGAGTGCCGGCCGCGAATTCGACGTTGATGTCGCCCCCGTTCGAAGCACCGGTCTCGATGATGTTTGACACCATTCGATCCGCGCGGATTTCATCAGAGACCGCCGTCTGCTTCTCGGTGACGAGAGAACTGGACGTAAAGCGGGCCTGACGAACGGTACCGACGGTCGGCGTGGTTCCCCACACTGCTTCGGAAATATACTTGAGAGTAGCGCGGTTAGACTCGGCGCTATTGATTGCGACCATGTGTGGTAGGCTCCTGTTGGAGAAAATCTACAGTGATCTCTCCCTATGGGAGACACGACGTTCTATGTTCCCTAACATGTGTACGAGTAAATGTCAACGTAGATTGTGTACTTCTGATACACAAATATCAATAACGACCACCACCATGGTACGTCTCATGTATCACAAACTTCATATCAACAAAGTCGTGACTAAGCGTTACTACCGGAATACCGCTGACGGTAATCGTAACAGCGTTCGGCGCGTCGCGCTTGTGGAGCAGCCCGAGTTTCCGGTACGGCGTGCCTGCGCAAATGAGTCCGGCCAAGTGATCTTCAATCGCGAGATTGAATCTCGAAAGAAGAACTTCATGACGCGTGGCTCGATCAGCGCTCAACAGATGAATCGTATCGAAACTCAAGCATGACATTTCGGGTGTACCATCCATTGATAACACCACGGGTGCGTCTTTGGGCTCCATAGGTTTTGAGGGAGCCGGTTGCGGTTGACCACTGTCGATCGGCGACGATGCTGAACACCTTGTCAGTGAGTTCAGTGCTTTCTTTTGTTCCTGTGTCTTGAGGAACCAAAATCGTGACATTGATGACGCCATAGTGCCGGTACTTTCCAGTTGAGATGTCCCGGCGAACCGCGTCCCCAGGAATCATCGCGAAGTGAACCCAAGCCGCGTTCGTCGGTTGCTTGAAGCGCACGTTCTCGAATGCAATCGGCACGCCAGGATACGCCGTAGCGAACTCAGTTTGGAACGCATCAGTAATGGCCTGACGGGCTTGATCGAGGCTCATTTGAAATTCCTCATCTTATTGCGGGTTGTTTGTACCGCAAGCATGGACACGCCGCCAGGGTTACGCGCCCTTGCTTTTGTAGGCGCTGAACCGTTGTCTATCAAGTCCCACTTCTTAGGATCTATGAAATTAGTGACGTGAACCACCCCTAACTTATTCATTCCAGAGATCACTGAGCGCATATCATTCAAGGCGGCGGCCTCGTTAGGCCCACGATTGTCTTCCGGGCCTAGAGGCATGTTGCCTGTTGGGTGTGCCGGTGGCTTAGGTCCGATGTTTCCTTTACTCGAACCGCTAGGTAGCGTATTGAATCCGACAACATAGTTCCTGACGGTCTCGCCGCTCCAAACAGGAGTTCTTGCCATAAGCGCTTCCAGAAGAACTTCGGTCGCTACGCGAACCTCTTTCACACACGTTTCCTCGAACGCCTTCAATTCGTCTTCGGCTGCTTTTATCCAGGCATTACCATTTTTGATCATTACGATAGCTCGATATAGATAACGAACAGCGGAGAACCTGGAGGAGACTTTATTTTAACAATCTCCCACTCATCAGAATCAATAACAATTTTGTCTGTTTCCTTCGGAACTATTGTGCCAAGCTCCAGTGTCGGAATGAGTGCCTTCTGTGTATTTCGGTCGGCCGGAAACCAGCCGTATTCAGCCTGCGTCAATCCGGCGAGAACGACGTTCTCCAAAGGTGTGTCAGACGTTACATCAGTCGTTGTATCAGTCACCGGATCATAGACACCAGGAGTGACTACACGATAAACAATCGACGTACGCAGTTCCCCAGTCGCCTTGATAGCTCCATGTACAATCTTGTTGAGTTTCGCCCGCGTAATCGCCATATTACCTCACGATCTTAGCGAAGCCCGTGCCACCCATACGCATACGCCCAATAGGTGCCAGCAACTGGTTTATGATACTCGGATAAGCGGACTGCGACGCGTCGTCCTGGTATTCGATCTCAACAACATCAGCGACGATCCGCTTTAGATTGTCCTCGTCACGTCCGGTTGTTGGATCATTGGTGTAGAGCCACTTGACCCATTCACACGTGGCTTCCTTCAACTGACGTGGGATCGTATAAACAGAAATCGCGTTGCCGTCCACATCGACAGCGCCCGAACGCGGCCAGCGAAGCGCCTGTGTATCAGTGTAGCGGTATCCGCACCAAACGACTTTCTGATCGAGAAGACGCGTCGCCCACACAAGATAGTATTCCTTCTGTGTAGTCGTCAGGGCCGTCCACGTAGTATAGAAATTCGGATCGACGGTGAAGTAGTCATCAGCATACGCCGTCGTGACGTAACTGTTCGCTCCAGCTACCTGAGTGCCATCTTCGACAACGAACGTGAATGCCATCTACGGCCACCCTGGTTAATGTGTTTCAACGCAGTATAGGTGGCTGTGGCATTAACGTCAACAAATTAATACGCCCCAGTCTGGACTAGGGCGTACTAGAACGCGTTGTTGGGACGCTGTTTAGCTCAGTCAGCCTTCACGTCATTTCGCTGCTTTTTCGTTCTTCGCGGCTTTTTTCGCTGCCGCCTCATTCGCCGCCTTCGTCGCAGCGATCACTTCGGTGAGGCGCTTGCGGCCCCAGCGCATGTCGATCTCAGCACCAAGACCGATCGCTTCGGTACGCAACGCCTCCAGGCTAGCGATCGCGGCCTCGACGACATCTGCGTTATGGTCGCTGCCCTGATCCAGGACATCGAGGATAGTAGCATCGCGAACCGACGTGATAGTGCTCGGATCAATCAGCGCGTCAACAGCTTCCTCTTCCGAAATGGGCGCAGGAATCGTGCGAGTCCAGCCACGAATGCGAACATAGTCCGACGCAACATGCCGCTGAACATGGTGAGGAAGTCCTTCCTTGTCGTAGACCGTGACGATCTGCGCCTCGATCGGGACAGGCCGGCGCGAAAGTGTAACGCCGTTGATGGGGGCGGACGCGTACGGGAGCTTATTCGGGTTTTCGACTGGCATATTTAATTCCTCGCTGTTAAGTAGTTGATGTTAAAAAGGGGCGCAAACTGTGCGCCCCTTTTGTCTTGTGCGCGACCGGCGCCGAGTGCTTACGCGCTCACAACCTTGCCAAGCCACGCGCCGTAGGTGATCGACGGCGAGTCCGACACGCCGGCGATGGTCATCTTCGCGGCGAGCCACTTGTCGGTACCCGAGGACTCGGTATCCAGCGCCGCCAAGGTCTTGGAATCAACCAAGAACTTGTAGACGCCGACAGCCGTGATCGCCTGGGAAACGACGGTGGTCGGCGTGTCGTTGACGGTCGAAACGTCGTCGGCGAGCAGCGAGAAGACGTAGGTGTTCGTGGAAAGATTCAGCGCGGTGACGTTGAGCCATACCTCGAACACGCCGTTCGGAATCTCGCCGTTGTGCCAGTAGGCGCCATCCAGCTCATTGAGCGAAATGGCGGTCTCGGTAGCGGTGGAGGTCTCCGCGCCGTCAGTGACAGCGCGGAGGGTAACAGCGGAAGCGGCGTCGAAAACGGCGCTGATCTTGCTTGCCTTGGACATCGTGTTGGTCTCCTGTTGATCTTCTGTTGGTGACGGCGACGGTTACTTCGTCACCGCAGCATCAGCGATGCTCCAGAGACGCGCGGCGCAGCGACCGTGCAGCGCAACGAAGCTGTTCATCCACTCGACGCGGGTACGGTACGCCGGCTTGGACTCCAGCTCACCGAGATCCTTAACCGTCATCGTGCCGTTCTGGATGCCGGTGAGCATTCCAGGACCGATCGACACAACGTAGAGCGAGGAAGCGGTCGCCGTGCCGGAGGTCGCGGCTTCGTTGAACGAAAGGATACGCCCGCCGAGGTCGTCATAGTCCACTTCGAGGATCGGGAGGCCGCTGTAGACAGTGACACGCTTGCCGAACTCGTTGATGGTGTACTCGATGTCACCGCCGACCGACGAGTCGCGAGCCGCAGCAGCGAGGCGCCGCTTGAGAGCACGAGACATGATCAGATGCGTCGGGCTATCGACCGAGTCGATGGCCTCATCCAGCTTGGCGAGGCTCAGCGGCGTACCGTTGGCGGTCGAGCCGGCAGCGATCCGCTGCGAACCGGTGCAACGCGTCTGCAGGCCGTCGAACTCGCGCGGGTCAGCCGAGGAATCGCCCTTGATGAACTTCTTCGTCCAGTACAGGGTGACGGCCTTGACCTTCATCGACTCGTGCGTTGAGCGCACGCCGTCGCCCAGCATCTTGACGATCGCCGTATCCACGTCCAGCTCGCCGCCGCCGATGCGCAGAACTTCGGTCTGCGGATTGATGATGCCGGTGGACTCGGTGAAGCTCTCGTTGATACCACGGAATGCCACGCCGGGAAGCGCACCTTCCTGGTTGTAGGCGTAGGCACTGCCCTGGATGTCCATGAACGGAAGGACACGCAGAATGTCGCTGTTGGCGGCGAACATCTCGATCACTGCGGAGCGAACGACATCGCCCTTGTTCAGCTTCGAGGCTTCGAGCAGGGTCATCATGAGTTTTTTACTCCAGTTGCCCGTCCACCTTATGTGGACGGGGAGTTAGCGAAAATGACTATCAAGGCACCATTGCCCAGTTAGTCGCTCTCGGTTTCGCCAACTCCCCCGGAGTGGAGCGCAACCTGATCCTTGCTTTTTACGCGGCCTTTCCGGCGGCGGTGCGAGCAAGTGTAAGGCGGTCAACAGCAGGCAGTTTATCGAAGTCGGTCTGCGACAGACCGCCGTACGATGTCTTACCCGACGCACCGGAAGCACCGCCACCAGCACTCTGCTTCCCAAGGTACGGAGCCTGCTCCAGAACCTTGGACAGCCATTCCTTCGGCGGCATCGGGGTCACCCCGTCAGCGCCGTACACGATGTTATCGCCCTGCTTGGCGACCAAACGACCGTCCTCCTGGACGGTGTAGAACCCGTACGCCCGCGTCAGCACGTCGGGCAGTGCGGCAGGATTGATGCCGCTTTCGGGATGGAGCACGGCGTTGGTGATCTCACGATCTACCGTGCTCCGCTTGAACTTGTTCTCGAAGTCGCTGGCCTTGGCAGTTGCCTCAGTTAGGCGCACACCTGCCTGTGCCAGCTGGTTCTCGAAATTCGATTTGGTCTCAGCGACGCGCCGATTGACTTCGGCCTCGATCGCTTCGCTTCCCTTCAACTTTCCGTCCTTGACCTGCTGATCGATCGCCTTGAGAGTGGCAATCGTTTCACGGGCCTTGGCCGGGTCGTCGCCGACCATTGCGGCGTAGGCGGTAACCTTGGTCTTGAGTTCATCGCGCTCGCGAGCGATGGTCAGGTTGTTGTCGCGAAATTCGTCCAACTTGGACTTGGGCACGACTGCGACGGTGAATCCGCCATCAGCCTCTTTCGCGAATTCCCGAAGACCCTCCGGGATGGCATCTTTCGTGGGGAACTTGATATCCGGCATATGTCCGCTGCTCCGCGTTGGACTAGAGTTTTTTACGTCAGGGCCTCCCCAACGCATTACAATACAGCCATTAACACATCGTTAACTACGTTGTCAATATAAAATCGTACCATTTCAACGCAATACTGTCAGATTTTATGATCCAACGATGAGTACGGTCCCAAAACGACAAAAACCAAGGATTGCTCCTTGGTTTTCATCTCACTCACTGCATTGTTCTGTTACGCGGTTCTGTTACGCGCGCATCAGCGCGTCGAACCGGCCGAGGGCGTAGTTGCGGCGCTGGGCACGGTACGTCCAGCCCTGCCGAGGAGACTTCATCTTGACGCCGAGAACCTTGAACAGCGTGTTCAGTTCGTCACCCTTCTTGGCGTGCCTTCTGATCTTGAACGACGAAATGTGCGCGTCGGTGTTCATGAACCGCGTGTAGTAACGCGGCCTCGGCGTTTCGTTTGTTCCGTCGTTGATCTTGTTGTAGCTCATGCCACACCTTCCTGATCTATTTATGTGACTAAATCGGCTTCTCTGATCTACAATGTTAGATCAAGGACCTCTTGGCGTCCTCGACCTGGGCCACGATATCACAGAGACTCGCCTGCCGGACGGTCCCCCTCTTGCCGTTCAGCGCCACATCGAGCCGGCGGACCAGAGCATCGCGAGTCTCGCTGCGGTGTTTTGACAGTGTACGCTGCATTTCGAGCGCACGCTTCTGAACCTCGACGGCATCGCGTAGCCAGATCGCTTCCTCTGCCATGCGTAGGAGGTCCGGTGCGGCGGCGAGAAGCATCGCGATGTAGGTGGCGTTAATTGCGCCGTTCGCGGTGTTGCCGGTGTAGCACATGACGTGCTTTCCGTTCTCGTCATCCATGCCGTTCAGTGCGAGGGTCACGCCGAAGACGGCAGAGCCTTGGCTGATCAGGGCGCTGTGCGCCATGATTTCGGCTGCGTCGGCCGGCGTCTGCGGAGACGTGCCGTCGGGCTTTGCGAAGCTTGCCGGGTAGAACTCACCGGAAGATGACATATTCATGTAGTTCTCAATGGCCTTAATGTCGTTCAGCGACAGGTCTTCACTTACGGGATTGGACACATAATCCTCCACTATGACTAGGGTTTCAAAAGAAAGAAAAGGGTGGGAGATGCTTTGTTACAGCCCGCATCTCCCGAAGGGCCGGTCGGATGGTCGTGCCGTCCCGTTAGGGATTAGGCAGCGAAGCGCATCTCGACAATACCGTTGTCGTTGGCATTTGTGTTACAGACAGGCTCCACACACCTACTTACCGTCAATCGATTCCACTTCGCCCCCATCAACAACGCTCCACGGAATTGAACCGCTTTCGTATCATGATACCTATGCACTGCACACCAGTAGCTAGTCTGGTCGGAGTGCTGTTGGTGGAGGCGGCGGGTAACGATCCCGCGTCTTGACGTTTTTTGGAAGTGCTTCATCGCTCGTCCATGAAGCGGACAGTGCCATGACGGCTTACCGCTGTCAATGACACTGTTTCGCCGATGGTTAATTCTTACAAGCGATAGTACATCCCGTGGATGTCGAGATCTACCGCCGCAGCCGTCGCGCCGTTGTTGATTGCGGCCTGTGACGCCATGAAGATATTGTCTCTCGGAATTTCAGTCGATATTGTTCCTGTCGCAACGTAGGTCGTACCAAGACGCTCTACAGTATAAGAAATACTTGATCCGTTCGGTGCACAAGATATTGTCACGTGATACACTACGTCGGCGCTGACCGGGAAGTTAGCTCCCAAGCCCACCTTCGTTGGAAGGCCCACGTTGTCGTTATGGAATATAGACAACGTCGTATCTGCGTCGTCAAATCCCACGCCGAACATGTCAAAATCAGCCAACGATCCCGGCGATGCGGTGTCAACCACAAATGATGCATCACCAAGAAAACCAACGAACCCGCGCTGTGTCGCAGCCAATGTACCTGTCAGAGCAAACCGGGCTTGGAAGTTGAACCCACCCAGTCCACTATCATTACCCCTCCAGATAAATCTGGATGACTGCCGAATACCTGCTGAACTATTAGCAGTCGCTCCAGTCCGATAAGACAATCTACGCGCCGCAGCGTTCAACCCCGTGTTTGTAACGGTGCGAGAAATAGCTGAGCCAAGAGTTGACGTGAGAAAGCCCATCTGTGACACGGTCGTCGAACTCGGGTTTGGAACCCAATAACCTTCAACCGTTCTCCCAAGCGCATCATCGAGCGCAATCGTACCTGTTTTATTCGGCAGAGACAGCGTCCGTTCAGCGCCGGCCGTGAGGGACGCAGCATCGAACTTAACACTCTTTGTAGTGTCTGTCTTATCGCGTACAGTCAGTTCTTCTGCGGTAACGTATACGCGACCCTTCGTTGCGTGAGACGTGGACGACAGCGTCAGATTTTCTCCGCCGCCGGTTCCGCCAATAAGCGTTTGTCCTCCGCTCTTGCCTGCCAATTTCAAATACTGAGAGTCGTCTGTGCCCAAAACGCGCGTGATGCTCGAACCATAGGTGATAGCCGTGCAATGTTGCGTCGTAAAGCCCACGCCACCGGAATCCATTCCTTTGCGAATGGTCACGACATAGGTACCCGGCAGGAGTTCTGCCGGATTCGTTACGACGTAATCGCCCTCTTTCGTGAAGTTATCGAGGGCCGCGCCGTCATGAAGGACCGTTAGCGCCATGCGAGGTTAGGTTCCATTGCCTGGGGGTCAATGATGGTCATTATCATTGACGCATAACAATGTCAATAACATAAATACTCACGCGGCGTCAGTGGTCAGGAATATACGATTCCGTCATTACGCCTGTGCCGATGTCCGTTATTGTATGGTAGAAAAAGCCCATACCACGATTATCGACGACACGAAGAATATCAACAATAAACTCTCCCTTCCCTAGATCTTCCGGGTTCTTCACAACGAAACTACCCGGCGCCATGATATCAATGATCCGCGTGCCGTCAGGAAGTATGCTACGTGTTCTGTTGAACGGCATTATCATTCCTTGATATTGTGCATACCGTACCTCATAAACAGTAGGCTGATTGAGCCGTACAACGCCGGCATATTTTTCGTCCGCGAGTAAGCACATCCGGCCACACCGTCGAAGCCTACCGTAGCGTACGCAATAGCCGTTATCTTGCCTGCCTTTGCATCGGCCAAAAGCCCTTCGGCTATCTCGATCACGCTTTTCTCCACTTTCCGCTCAAAGCGGTGTTCGTGGATGTCCATGACGTTCGAATCTTCACTCATGGCGCATCTGACTCCTCGGTTTTTGTCTTGTGCGCCGCTCCCTTACGTCTTGGCGGGCTGGTTGGTTTTGACTGGGGGGCGTCCTGGCTTTCCGCCCGGCGCTCTGCCAGCAGCTGCTCCGTTATTTCGATTGCCCGCTTTATGACCCGCCGCCGGGTCTGCATTATCTGCTGCTTCATCAGCCATCTCTTGCTCATCTTCCAGGTTCTCCTGTTCGAGCTGTGTCTTTTTGTCCGGGAAGCCTTCGTGCATCGCCTCGATGTTCGGCTGGTGCGGGAAGCTATCCATCGTATCGAGCTGCTTCTTCAACTCGGCGAGGCTCATCCAGTCTGGAATAACCAGCGCCTTTTTCAGGTACTCGTAGACGACCTCGATCGGAATGATACCGTCCTTGTACAGCGCATGGATAGCGCGGAATTCGCGCGAACCGATGTCGGAGAACAAGAAGTCCTTGTTGAATTCAACAGAAATCTTATCGGCTTCCTCTTTGGAAAGCCCTGACCACCACGCCCACAACCGCAATAGCTCAGTGAAGCCCTTATCCAGCGCACGTGACGCGATCAACAGGGTAGCGTGCTCATTCAGCTGCGCCATTTTCGCCGAATTGTTGCTTTCGGACGTTGCACCGGTTCGGATGCCGATAATCCGGCCGCCAAGTGCGGCGGCTTGGTGCTCTTTCGTGTCGAGCGCCTTCTCAAGGAAGGCCAAGCCCTGTCCGTAGAACTCAAGCAGGCCCGGCTTCGATCCGGCTGGAACTTCCCACACACGCGAGGGCGCAAGCTCGTAATCCATGCCACCTTCGGCACCCTGCGGAATCTCGGCGTAGTAGATCGGAAAGCCCGTGAAGAAGCGCCCCTGCTCCAGCTGTGCGTAGCTGCGGTAGTGGGACAGATTCAGCCGGATGATGTCGTACAGCGCCGACTTTTCGACGCCGTACGTCCCCATTGACGGGGTAAACAGGATGAACGGAATGAAATCCAGGGTCACGCCGCGTCTCTCGGGGGCGTGCCGGCTAATGAGGTAGGTGTCAGTGATGTCGGCGTCTGCGTTGTCCGCTTCGTACAAAGACTGTGTGTATACGCCGTTGATAAGCTCAAGAACACGGTACTTTGCGACGTACTTACGCTCGCCAGAGTAGTTTCCGGCCGTAAGTTTCACTTCACGGAGAGCGACACGTGTCAACCGCGCCCGCCCGGTGTTCGGATCACGATCATGATCCCAATCAACGATGTGTTCTGCCGTGTAGGTCACAAAGTACGGCTTCGGCGTGACTGACGGCGTTGCAGACAGGTCGAGCAGAACGCCGACGCGGCCCAGCGCCAGAAGCTCAGTAGCTGCGCCGCTGGAATAACCGACGAACGACTCGTTGTTGATCGAGATGTTCTCTAAGCCGGTAACCATGCGTTCAGGGAGGCCGCTGATCGCCGGATTACGCCGGAAAATCGTGCCATTCAGCGCCTGTAGCGTCTGTCCTGAGAAGTTGTAGTAGGTCGCGCGGTCCAGGTACGCAAGGTACTCGCCGTCATCCATACTCTCCATCGCCGGAAGATAAACGACGGATTCGGCCTTGATTTCTTTCTCACCCGCAATCGCATGACGGGTCTGCTTCCAGTCGTCGTAGGCATAGACGAACTCCGGGTGTGCCCATCCTGGGATCGGCCACATCGTCGGAAACAGATTTTCTCGCCTGATCGACGAAGCTGCACGAGTACGGGGGAACGCCATGCGGTTGAGGCCCTTTATTTGTGTATCACTAACTCGTATTACACAAAATTAAGAAGTAGTCAACGCTAATTAGGCAAAATCAGCGTACGTCGTCCACGTATGCACCTTACGTCCGCACCCATCTGTACGCTTCATCAACATGTCTGGTCCCATATGTACGAAATCTCGCGGTTTATCGACATGTTATTCCGGATTTTTCCTCCGACTTCGGCCAGAGCCGGCGGGCATACACTTCGACAGCGCACGTCTGCCATTCTTCACGTCGAGAAAGGCGAAGTTTGCGCTTACTGACTTGGGGATCTTGGGCATTTATTTTTTACTCCTGCGCCACGATGGCGCTGTTTTGGTGGCACCTGGCTATTGCTGGAGGTACCATGACATATTCTACAGGGGAGGGGCTGGGAGAATGGTTCCTTGGTTAATGATGTGGTGGGGACAGCGCGCTTAGGGGTGAGGACAGTGCGCTTATGGCGGTGGGGACAGTGCGCTTATGGCGGTGGGGACAGTGCGCTGTAGCTCATATTTTAGCTCTAAATGGCGGGTTTGCCAGCATGTGGCTAATATGTTAGCGCCTACATCCGTGCAAAGTGTGTTTGCGCCTACACATGAATGCGCCGCTACAACATGCAAAAATTTAAGGTAGCCTTACAGGTGACAACCCACTATGATACCCCGTACCCGGAGGGTACCCGAAGGTACCATCACGAAGTATTAAGGTTACTAATCTGTTGACAGCGCACTGACCATCCCATTATGAGACAATCATTAGTAGATCAGTAACCAATTATGCAAAAACCCCGTGTCAATAGCAAAAATGCTATTGACAGCCGAATTACGCCAACATTCGAAAACATGGTATACGAACAGTTAAAAACTGTACAGGAACGGAACAATGGACGTGAACGCATCAAATCGCGTTGTGCAACGCACAACCATGTGTGCACTGACGACGCTCTGCATGGTGCAGCGCACCATATGCACACATTGCCTAGTTATGAGGCAAGGTGCATACACACATTGCCTAGTTATGAGGCAAGGCGCATACACATGCTAGCCGGTCACGCACGCCCTACGCTACACGCTACACGTGCGGTGCGTGGTCAGTGCGCTGTAGTAAGTCAGCCTTCCAGAGGTGGCCAGGGACGGTCGGAGGTGGCCAGGGACGGTCAGGGGCGGCCAGGGATTGTCAGTGCGCTGTAATGGGCCGGCCTTCCGAAGGTGGCCGGGGGCGGTCAGTGCGCTGTAATAAGCCGGCCTTCCGGAGGTGGCCTTCCGGACGTGGCCGGGGGCGGTCAGTGCGCTGTAATAAGCCGGCCTTCCGGAGGTGGCCAAGGATGGCCGGAGATGGCCGGAGATGGCCAAGGATGGCCGGAGGTGGCCAAGGATGGCCGGAGATGGCCGGAGATGGCCAAGGATGGCCGGAGGTGGCCAAGGATGGCCGGAGATGGCCAGGAACCGGCCAGGGATTGTCAGTGCGCTTTGACGGCAATCTGTCGTGTCCTAGATTGAGTAATTGCGGACATGACGACGTGCGCCGCATGGTGGGATGTGGCGCACGTTTAGCGTGGAGTGCTGCCGGGTGATAATCGTCACAGTTCAACGCCGCGCCAAAAACTTTGGTCGTCTCGGCCTTCGAAGTGATGTTGCGCCATGATCCGCGCGCTAGTGGCTCATACGCGCGCGCGGAGTGATTCCAGCTGATAAAGCGACCCGTGCTGCGCTCATACCAATCGCCGCTGATCGACCACGCAAAGCTTGCGGCGTACTCCCCATACACTGCCCCGGCGATGTGGACTCTTTGCACTTCGGCCGTCAGGTACGTTGTGCGGTTTTCCAGGTTCATTGACGCGCTCCTTGCTCAAATGCGGGCGCTTTGCGGAAGCGCAGATGCGGCGCCGATGCCGCCAGAATTGCCACGTACACGACGCGCACGATGTCGCCAGTGGAGGGGCCAAGGTGTGCGAGCATGGCCGGTGAGTGTAGGTGCACCGCGTCGCGAATATCGATCACGTGACGGCCAACGCAAAAAAACATACGTCAGCGGACGGTTGCCTTTCAGCATACAGCAGACTTGCCGGCCGCGAATTGTCAGACCGACTTTATCTCCGCGCCGCACATCGCAACATCTGCCGATGTGTTCGAGTTGCATAAGCCCGTTTCTGTCCGGAAAAGTTTGCCACATTAATCGACCGTTAACTAAGAGAGTCGCCCTATTTTCTCCTCGCTATTTTCTCCCCGCTATTTTCTCCCCGCTATTTTCTCCCCGCTATTTTCTCCCCGCAGAAGAACGTCTAACGCGCCCTTCGCCCGACGTTGGCCGGAGATCGCCCCCAGTATGTTCCCACGTATGCGTCCGCC